ACCAGCGAGCCAGTGACCCACGCCTCCATGCCGTCAAGGAACTCCATGTCACTCTCGCTCATGTGCGCGGCTCCTGTAGGGGGAGGATGAAAGCGGGAAGGTCTGTGAAGCCCGGCACTGGGTGCGGTCCCATTGCATATGGCCATGAGGCCAGACCGGCGCGGAGGGCGGCCTCCCACATCCTCAACGGTACGAAGATCGGGCATACGGACTGCATTGCGGTCACCACCTCGGGCGGGATGTGTATGTCAGCCATTGGGCTCCTCCCCGATCGGCAGCACCACCACGCTCTGGCCGTTGGGCCTCAGAGTGACGGCATGCGAGCTGCCATTTGTCAGGTAGCCCATGCGCGGCCAGGCAGCGAGGGCGCCGGCGATGGCCGCGGCAATCGTCTCGAGCGGTACATGGTCACCGATCACGGCTTGCGCGGCGCGCCTGGCGGCCGGCGGGATTGGGATCTGGCTCATCGCTCGGCCCTCCCTGGCCGCGGGGGTGGGTCATCATCGGCCGCGGCGTGGTCATAGCCGGCCAGGAAATCGGTGGGCCACACCGGGTTGCGCGGCTTGCCGCTCATGTAGGCGGCACGGCCCTGGCGCAGGGCTTCGCGGCGGCGGATCTCGTCATCCATGGCGGGCCTCAATCCGGCAACACAATGGCGCCGGAGCGATCGAACTTCACCTCCATGATCGCCACCTGGCGCGCGATCATGTCGAGGCTCGCCGGCAACGCCTTGCGCTTGCCAGTCTCATAGCCGAGCAGCGTTGTTTCCCCGATCCCACACAACTGGGCAAATTCGGGTTGCGTCATGTCGAACCACGCTCGAATAGCGCGAAGCTGGCGCGGGCTCGGGATGGGATACTCCATTGTTTTCCTCCGTTTCGGATGTTGGAAAACTTGCACCCGAATTTTCGCGCCGTCAACGGCCGAAACGCGCTTGGACGGCCGGTAACGATTGCAGCACCCCCTATTCTACTGGGTTTTATGCGTTTATCTGCGACACCCCGCCACACCGCGCGACGGTGGTTTTCCCTTGCATCCTCGATCGGGTGGGCTCATCTTGGGTTTGCAAGAGGAGATTAGACCATGCCCACACAATCGAAGCGTTCCGAGTTCCTGGACAAGATCATCACGATTGACGGAGACACCTGGCGGGTTGTCGGGGTCGGGGCCACGGACGCCGATGGGTTCATATACATGCACCTGGCCAGCACGACACGGTTTCGGGATCAGAAGAATGGCCGCAGCCCGGTTCAGGCCGCGCACTGGCTGGCGCCTGAGATCTTCGGGCTGGCCGAAAACATGACCAAGATGGGGGAGGCATGACCATGCACAGACTGATGACCAAGGAAGACCGGGCCCAGGCCAAGAGTTTCTGGATCAAGGGCAAGGCCAAGGTTCAGCCCAAGGGGCTCCCCCTGGAGTTCTACATTGACGAGACTGCCGGCAAGTTCCGGCTGATCGCGTTCCGGGGAACCGCTGGCCGGCCGTGTGCCCACTTCTGGTTTAAGACGGCCGAGAAGCGGGCTGCCTATATGGCCCAGATGATCGAGAGCGCCAAGATAACCGCCGACTACAAGGCGAAGCAAAAGCCGGGCGCCGTCGAGCGCAAGCTCGAGGTTGGCCATATCCTGTATACCTCCTGGGGCTACGATCAGACCAATACCGATTTCTACCAGGTCACCGCGTTGAAGGGTCAGACCATGGTCATGGTCCGGAAAATGGCTTCGAGCTGCCAGGAGACGGGGTTCATGTCCGGCAAGTCGCTGCCTGGCGAGGGCCTGATCGGTGAGCCGATCGCCTGCCGGGTCCGGAACGGAAACTCGATCAGGGTCAACGGGCACGCGGCCTGGATCTGGAACGGCACGCCCAAGGCGGTGAGCTGGTACGCCTGAGCTGAGAAGCCCGCCCTTGCGGGGGCGGGTCACTCAACTGAGGAGAACGGACATGCAGGAAGCACCTTCGATTTTCAATCCCGAGACTGAGGAATGGGATCCCCTGCCCTTCACCTGGGCGATCTGCTCGCGCTGCGACGGGCACGGCAAGAGCTCGGCTTACCTGGGCGCCTTCACCGGCGAGCAGATGCGCGAGGATCCCGAATTCGCGCGGGACTATATGGCCGGCGTCTATGACCGGGCGTGCGATTGCTGCGGCGGGGCCGGGAAGGTCAAGGAGCCGGACCTGGGCAAGATGACGCCGGAGCAGCACGCGGCCTGGGAGATCGAGCTCCACGATCGGGTCCAGGACGCCGCGGCGGAGCGCTCGGAGCGCATGATGGACCCCGAATATCTGGCCGAGCTGAGGGGGGGCTATTGATCCGGACCTGGCGCGACACGCCGAAGCCTGGCGAGACGGATGGCGGGTGGTTCTACAGCAAGAGCGTTGAGGGCCACGTCCAGGAGATCAAGGGCGGGTTCAAGAGCCAGGCCGAGGCGCGCCTGGCCGCCGGCGGGCGCACGCCCTGCACCAACCCCGAGTGCGTCGACGGCATGGGCTGGGTCACCTGGAACGAAGGCGGGTTCGAGCGCGGCCGCTACTGGGAGACGTGCCACGTCTGCGACGGCCGCGGCTACCTCGAGGGTGCGGCCGCCTGCCACACCGCGTTGTGATGGTTTTACCTTGCACGGAGGCGAGAAACCTTGCACATTGAGGGCGCAAGAGGAGTTCCAAAACATGCCACGCAAGATGAGTTTTGAACAGGCCAAGGCGAAGTTCCCATATCGCTTCACCATGGAGCACGTTCCGGAGTGGGCGAGCCTCGAGAAGCGCAAGATTGATCGCAAGGTGTACGCCGGCAAGGCCTCGAGGAAGGATGTCCTCCGCGGGCTGGATATGCTCCGGAAGTCACGCGCACAGGCCGGCCAATGACCCGGAAGGAAGCGCACCGCCTGGTCAAGACGTTTAACGGGCCGGTCGCCTGGACGGCGACTTGCCCCTACTGCAAGGACTGCATGCGGGTGCTCCGCAAGTCCCTCCTCGAGGCGCCCATCACATGGGGCCAGAGGACCAAGGTGATCGCAGAGATTGCCGAGCACATCATCACCAATCACCCAGGGAGAAAGACCACATGAGCCAGATTGTCGGGTTTGACGCCCGGTCCTACCCCAGCCCAAAGGGCGCCGAGATCGGCAACATGATCCTGTTGACGATCCTTACCGAGCGCGCCGATGGCTCGGTGAAAGCCTATTCGGGCATTGTCCCGGACACCTCCCGCCAGGATCCGCAATACCGCGAGCCGGCAAAGTGGGTCCAGAGGCACGGCTCGCCGCTCCGCCTTATGGAGGCGCGCCGCATCTGGCCCGGCCTTCGAGATATGGAGTACGCAGCATGAGCCAGCCCGCCAAGATCTACCCAAGCCGGGCCCTCGAGGAGGAGCTCACCAAGCGCGATTGTAGGGTGCGCTGCCTCTGGCAGCTCGCCGGGCCGAAGAACACCGGGGTTGCCTGGATAGAATGCCTCGCCATCTGGACGCCCGGCGGCGCCAGTTCCACCGCCATTGTGCAGACTTTCAAAGAGGGTGGATGGGATGTTTACATTTCGAGCGGCCACATCGAGGTGAGCGCCACCGTCGATGAGGTGATCGCCAGGATCAAAAAAGGGGGCCGGGCATGAGGTGGCATGAGGAGGAGGGCGGGCCGGTCCTGCGCCAGCGCAACGGCATGCTGCTGGCCCGGGTGTCTTTCACCGGCCTGCGCTGGAGGGCCACGACATGGACGCGCAAGGGCTCATCCAGCCTTGTGAGCAACAACCTGCGCGAGGCGATCGAGTGGTGCGAGGAGGAGCTTGGATTCGCATGAAGTACCGGATTGAGGAGAAGCGCACGAACAACAAGGGCGGGCCCAACTTCCGGCCGTGGCGCATCGTCACCGCCGGCGGGCGGCTGGTGCGCTGCTACACGTCCCATGCCATTGCCCTGGTCGCCCTCGATCTCCTCGAGGCCGGCCATCCCTGCCCGCGGCGGGAGATTTACCGGAGGCTCGCACATGGGCAGGGCTGAGACGATCGCCAAGTGCAAGGAGCTCGAGGCCGAGCACCGGACCATGATCCTGGCCAATCGCTATCTCAAGGCTGGCAAGCTCGATCGGCTGCCCGGCCTGGGGATCCCGCCCCGCGAGATCGCCCGGCTGGTCGCGGTGGGCGGCTACAGCTCGGCCGAGATCCTCCGGATGCGCGATACTATCCGCTATTACCGGGTGAAATCGCGGCGCAAGCTGTGGCTGCCAGAGCCGAAAGGGGGCGCGCAATGAGCCCGTTCGCCGCGGTGTGCGTGTCGATCGTTCTGCCCTACACCCTCCAGGTGGGCCCGGCGATCGAGCAGGGCACGGTTGCATTCCGCACGCCGGCGCATTGTTCCGAGGGATACCTTCCCAATGCCGCCGTCCTGCCACAGAGCGAGGCGTTGGCGGCCGTTCCGCCGCCGCCTCCTAAGACGGTAGCCAAGGCCAAGAAGCCCGGCCGGCGGCCTCCCTGCAAGCCCGGGCGCACCCGGAATTCACGCGGGTTCTGCGGCCGCTGGGGCTGACTCGTCCACAAATCGGATATAGCGGAGCTCCGGCGTCTCGATTGTGCAGATGCCGGGCGCCGCGATCACCACCGGGCGGCTCCGGTAGATCTCCATGAACTTGCCCTCATCGTCCCGCATGAAACGGGTCCAGAGCTGGTTACCCCGCACCATTTTGCCGCGGTTGAGGAGGTCGGTCAGCTCCTCGATGCTGCCGATCTCCGTCTCGAGGTCGATATAGACGGACGTGCCTTTTTCATTCTTCCTGGTCGTCCAGATCCGGAAAACATTCATGGGTTAATCCCCCCCAAATTCACACGTTGAACAGGTCCACGGCCCGCGCCAGGCGGTCCCGAGCTATTTGCAAATATGACGCTTCGCGTTCTACTCCAATAAATTGCAGTCCTTCTCTCATCGCTGCCTTGCCGGTCGAGCCCGAACCCATGAATGGGTCAAGCACCGTGCCACCCGGCGGCGTCACCAGGCGGCAGAGATAGGCCATCAGGTCCGTGGGCTTCACCGTCGGGTGCGAATTGTCCTCGCCACGGTCTGCCTTGCTCGCCTTGGCGCAGTAAAAGAAACGCGCCGCCGATCCGGAATCACCGCGCGGTCGAAAATCGCGGCGCGGACCCCATTCGCCATATGCGTTGACGCTCGCCTTCTCGCCATGTTGGGGGCCTACCGCACCGGATTGGCCTGGCGCTTGCGGGAACGCGGCAACGACCTCGTCGCTTCCATCGTGGATGAGGTTGGCGGGCCAGCGGCCTAGGTTTTCGGAACGATCCGTTGACGCCCGGCTCCGCTCTGCAGCCAATGCAGCCGAATTTCCGTCTTGCATCCACGGCCTTTGCCAACCTTCATGCTTGCCACTCCGGTCAACATCGACGTTGTTATTTCCGCCGCCTAGTTTCTCACCCGTGTGCGGCACCCGGCACCCGTCGATGTTCAGCGCCCCGGTACCATGCGCCTGCACATTGGCGGCTACCGTGCCGATAAGCGGCTTGCGGGCAATCGTAATGGGCTCAAGGGCGGGCTTTAGAGCAGTTCCCCAGCCCTGCCATTTGCCATCGAGATTGTGCGATTTCGGGAAGCCTGAGCCGTACACCCACGCGATCATGTCGCGGATTTCAAAGCCCGCATCCTCGATATTCACCGCCATCCGGTGTTGCGTGCGGGTGCCGGCAAAGGCGAGCAAATGACCGCCTGGGCGCAGGACGCGCAAAACCTCGCGCCAGATTTCAACCGGCGGAACGTCACTGTCCCATTTCATGCCCATGAAGCCGCCGGGCCCGTTGCCGGTGCCGATCCGCGACCGGCCATAGGGGCTTTCCAGGTCAACGCTCGCAACGCCGCTGCCGCCTTTCTTGGCCGACGTGAGGCCATAGGGCGGATCGGTCACACAGGCATCGACGCTGCACGCTGGAAGCGCGCGCAATACTTCAAGGCAATCCCCATGGTGCAAGGTGTAAGTCAAGATTGGCCATCCGGGTTTTGGGGAATCGGGGTTTCAGGGGTTGCGGCCAGCACCCATTTTCGATTGTCGCGCAACCATATGAGCGTGGTGTAAGCCGCCTCGAGGCGGGCGAGGTGCTCGTCTGCCTCGCCCTGGCGCATCTTCCCGCGGGCCACCATGCCCGGATAGACGTTGCGCCGGAGGCCGATCTCGCGGCCCACCTCGGAGATCTGCTGCTCGATCGGGATCTTGCGCTCGCTCATGGCTTTTCAGCTCCGGCCGCGGCGCCGCCGATCAGCGCCGCCACCTGGGCCCGCCGGCGCTCGAGCTCCTCCTCCGGGATCTTCTCCCACTTCGCCCGCTCCTCGGCCTCCGCCTTGCGCCGATCGTGCTCGCGGAGCATCCAGTGCGCGGTGAGCTTGATGTGCTCGCGCTTGGCGCGCTCCGCCTCGAGGGCCTCCGTCACCTCCGCCACGGTGGGCAGATATTTCAGCTTCGAGGGGAGCCCGATCACCGGATCCACCACCCGCCGGACGAAATCATGCTCCACCGCCATGAACACCGCCACCATGGCCATGCTGTAGGTTTCGGCATCGTGCACCTGGCGGGCCGGGTACATGCCGAGGAGCAGCTTTACTGCCTGGGCAGCCTCGAGCTCGGTGGTCATCCGCCGGCCGCGCGCCTGGATCTCGGCAATGATCGACTCGCAATCAATACGAGGCAACAGGATCGTCCTCTGGTCGAGCCCAATAGTCGCCTCCTTGATCAGGTGCGAGATCGCTTCGGCGGTCCTTTGCTTGTCGGATCCGAGCGTTGCAGGCGTCCATAAGGTCGGATTGTCCAGTCTTGCCGGTAACGAGGTATTCATCTTTCCATCCCTGTTGATTGAGCCACGTAAGGGCCTGTTTGACATATCGCGTTCCCACCTGGCCGGTGGCCTCGAGGTGCCTGGCGTAGTCGTGGGCGCCGGCGATGATAGCCTCCTCGGCAATGCCGCTCGCCACCAGGGCAACGAATTTCTTTTCCGCCGCCGGCCAGGACTGCGAGCCTTCGCGCTTTGGGTAGGCCGCCTGGAATTCGTCCCACCGCCCAGCCGCGGCTTTGCGGGTGACGGCCTCGGCCCTGAGAGCTGCCACGCCCCGGACTTCGATCGGCTCGAGGTCGAGGGTCTCGTTCGCGCGGACTGTGAGAGGGGCGGATGGTGGGGGGATTATAGGGGGGGTTTGGGGTGCAGGGGAAAGGGGGGGAACAAGGGGGGCGGAAGGAGGGGAGAGAGGCTGTCCACCCGATTCCGCATCGTGTCCACCCGACTTTCCACCCGACTTTCCACTTTGTCCACCCGACTCGCGGTCAGCACGGCGTTTGGCGCGATACTCCCGGTCCCATGCTTTGCGGCGCTCGTAGGCGTCAAGATCGGCCTGTGATGTGTCGGCGCGTCCACCCGACTTTCCACTTTGTCCACCCGACTCGAAGGCCTCGATAGCCAAGGCGATCACCTCGGGGGTGGCCCCGGCGGCAACGAGCTGGCGATAGATTTCGGACAGAGGTCTCACGCGCGCCTCGCGGATTCTCTTGAAATCAACCGGCGGTATGCTATGCCATTGCGCATCGGCAAATTCTCCTCTTGCAGCGGTTAAGGTGTCGATCGGGCCCGGGCTGACTCATCCTCAGCGCCGGGCCTTGCGTTTCATAGTGAGCGGTTGCGCTCGAGTGTGTCAAGGCGAGCTTTCAGTGCATACACTAGTCGCACGGTTGCATTTCGGTAGCCGGTCCGGTGATAGATCTCGAGCGCGATATCCGGCACGGCCCGCTCGCCCCACAATTCTCGTACGATTTTTAGGGCTTCGGGCAGATACAACCATTCCGCCCGCTGCTCATCACTCGTCAGTTGCCCCTTGGGCGGCCGCCTCAGTCTGTCCACAGCCGGGGTCTGAGTTATCCCCGTCTCCGGGGTGTAGGGCGGGATTATCGGAACGCGCATTGTCAAATCTCCATGTAGGCGCCGATCACCTGGGCTGCTGCTTGCGCGACGATCGCGTTGCCGTAGGCGCGCAGTCGTCCCACGCGGGCGGGAGCCCCATGAGCCAGCGGGAATGTGCCGGGTTCAACTGGCCGCCATTTTCCATCCCTGCAGAAGAGCCAGTCAGCATCTCGCCAGATGCCGTTAGTCGGGCGGGGCCTGCCACCGTGCAGAGCTCCACCGTCTTCCGGCTGCTGTCGTTGTTGCCCGCTGCGTTGTAACCGTTCTGAGCCGGCGTCCCCGCCATCGGTGTCGGCCAACCCGCGAGGTTCGCCTGCCTCGGCAACTGGTCGAATCGCTCCGAGCCGTCCGCTCTCGGCCTGATGTCCGCTCCGCTGTCCTTCCAGTCCCGGGTGGTGGTGGTCACCCAGCCCGCCAGTTGCGCCACCGGGTTCAAACTCACCGTTGCCTTGCTGCCGTCCGGTCTGCGCCCGGTCGCGCTGGCGTCCTTCGCCATCTGCGAGCCGTCCGCGTTTGCCTTCGTCGGGGTCGGCCAGCCCGCTATCGCAGCATCCGCTGACAACGCCCCGCCGGCCTGGTTCGGCCCGCCGTTCTTCCCGTCCGTCGCGCGTGGCGTGTTCCAGCCTTTCTCCGACGAACCAGAGCCGCTGTCTGATGTGCGGCGCGCCGACGCCCGCAGCGCACAAATCTGCCGCCCCAATGGCGTAGCCCGATGCTTCCATGTCAGCGCATACAGCGTCGAGCCACCCGAGGCCGTCCTTGCTCGCAACCTACTCTCCAAAGACGACTGGAGGGCGGCACTCTGCGATGAGCCGATGGAAGACGGGCCAGAGGTGGCGCTCGTCTTCGAAGCCCTTGCCCTTGCCAGCGGCACTGAATGGCTGGCAGGGACATGAGCCGGTCCAAACAGGTCGATCGTCTGTCCATCCTGCAAGACGGAGGGCGTGGCTCCACACTCCAATCCCGGCAAAGAAATGGCATTGGGTAAATCCTCTGAGGTCATCAGCCCCAACATCGACAATTGATCGTGAGTCGACTTCGCCATCTGCTATGTGCCCCTGCCGGATAAGGTTGCGCAGCCAGTCGGCCGCGTATGGATCATATTCGTTGTAATAGGCTTTCGGCTTCACGTCTCATCCCTCCCCCTGCGGATTTTCATTGGTCGCGCCTCAGCCAGCGGACTTCGGGCGAGCCGTCATAGCCATGCAGCCACACGTACCATGCGAAATCCGCGGTGCCGTTGCCGGGCTTCACGCCGGCGTCGACCATGCTGCCCGGCGGCATCGAGGGCCGCGGCGTCAGAAACCACACCCGGCGCAGGCCCGTCTTCTCCAGCCAGCGGGATCTTTGGTCGGACTGGATCCACTTCGACGGCAGAAGCAGGGCCACCTTGTGGGTGCTCCGCTCAAGACACCGCTCGACAAATGGATAGGTGCCGGCGCGCTTGTCGTCGCACAGCGCGAACGGCGGGTTGCTGACGATCGACTCCCACCGTCCGGAGCAGGCCTCGAGCCAGTCGCGTTCGATCGCCAGTGCGGGGTTGCGCACGACCAGATCCGAGCCCTCCGCCACATAGCCGGCGGCGTGGGCGTTGCGCACGATGGCGCCGGAGCCGGCCGCCGGGTCAAGGATCCTGCCGCGGAACTGCTCCACCTCGAAAAGGCGCGCCGAACACCATGACGGCTCGCGATAGTAGTCATGGGGATCTCGCTTCCAGATCGAGGCGTCCCGTTTGCGCAGGGGTCCGGCGTCCATGCTCAATCCGTCCTTTCGTTGTCGATGTGGTTGCGGCCGGCGAGCAGATCGCCATACTCCCCGATGAGGGCGGCCCAGTCCTCTCGGGTCATAGGGATGGCGGCAATCTGGGAATATCTGTCCCTGATGACGAGGCGCACCGGCCAGTTGTTGCCATGCTGCTCGAGGTGGATCTCGAACTCATCGCATCGAATCATCGCATGTTCCTTTCCTCGTTCTCAAAGCGGGCTTCCGCCTGGCGGAAAAGCGGGCCTTGTTTCACGTGAAACGCTGGGTCGATGGCGCCGCAGGCATAGGCCAGGAGCCCCAGGGCGTCGGCGGAATCATTACCCTCTACCAGCCAGCCGCGCTTGTGACATTCCGCCACGGCGCGCTCCTTGAGCCATACGCGGCGCTGATGCTTGACCAGGCCGCGCGGCGCCTCGGCCGAACCCAGGAACGATGCCCGCCATTGCGAGGGAGTTACCACCGTGAACTCGACCGGCTGGGCTTTCTGCGTGGTGCAGAGGTGGGCCACCGTCGAGGCCATGCCAAGCTGCCCATATTTGGCGATGAGCAGCGAGAGATCTTCGCGGTGGTCAGGCTGGAACGTGTTCTCGAGGACAAGGTGGGTGACCTTGAGCTCCGTCACCTTCTCGCCCAGCCATGAAAACCATTTCCAAAGCAGCTCGCCCTCCCGGTCGTTCCAGGAGGGCAGCACGTAGCGGCCCCAGGTGGGAGTGGCCTGGCCGTGCCGGAGGTGGGCCCATCCGGTCGATGTCATGGACTGGTCTACCGCTAAAACTGACCAGTTCATTCCACCCTCGCAAATTCACCGAAATACTTGGCGGCCGCAGCTCGATACGCTTGGGCGGCGGCCTCTTTGCTCTCATGTCGGCCTAGATAAATCGGCCGTTTATCAACTTGGATTTGCGCAAGCCACCGCCGCGGGTTGTGAGGGCAACGGCTGACACCCTTAAAGCCAGAAGTGTTGTCTTTGCGCTTACGGGCATTGCGGGCGTTCTGAGTGCGGGTAGCCTCACGCAGGTTGTCGATACCGTCTCCAGCCTCAACCCCCCTGATATGATCGAGAAACGGCGGCCATACCCCATGAACCCAAAACCAAATAATGCGATGGCGCGCCACCGTGACGCCATCAATGGTCACAAGCACATACCCATTACGGTTAGGCTTTGCCCCCGCCACCTTTCCCGCATCGCGGTTGTTGTCACACGGCCGACGGTGCGGCCGATGCTTCCACACAAGAGTTCCAGCGTTAGCGTCGACCACTACAGCTTGATCAATTTGCTCTCGAGAAAGATGGCGGGGAGCTGTCATTGCATGGCGTCCGCGGGCTCGGGGGCGTTCTTGGCGAGGAAGCGGTTCTTGAGGATGTCCTGGCCCCTGTTCCAGCCGCGGAGCCGGGCCTGGCCGATCGGCGTACTGGCATCATACCGCTCCGGCTCGATGCCCGGGCCCTTGTTGCCCTCGATGCCGTCGCGATAGGCCTCGTTTTCGGCGGCCGTCTCGACATCCAGCTTGGCGGCGATGTCCTTGAACAAGTCGCCCTGGGTGCCGGCCGGCGCCAGGCCCATCCATTCCGCATATTGCACTTCGCGGCGGATCTCGGCCTGCACGGTTTCCGGCTCGAGCTCGCGCATCTTGATCATGCGATCGAGCGAAGCCAGGTTGAGGCCGGCGTCATTGGCCGCGCGGCGTATGTCCTTCATCACCTTGCGCTCGGCCAGGATCTTGGCCTGCTGCCGGACGATCGCCCCGATATGGTAGTGGAAGGTTTCCGCGTCGGGCTGATTCGAGGCCGCCGGCGCCGCCGCAACCCTTGGTGGCTTGGCGGTTTTGTCCTTTAGAATGCGCGGTTTCTTAGGCTCCAGGGTCTGGACCATGGGCTTTCTCCATTGCTGTTGAAGGCCTTCACGTTCTCACGCTGCGACAATCTGCGCAATCGTTTTCCGTTGCTCTGATCACAGTTTTCTAGGCATGCTGTCAGCGCCACAACACGCAAAAGGAGGCACACGGATGCAATCCACACATGACCTGGACCCGGCCAAAATCGTGCCCGGGATCTACTTCGGCTTGCCCGAAGACATTTACCACGCCGCGCCCTGGATCGGCTCGAGCTCGGCCAAAAAGCTCTATGCCTGCCCGCCGGATTATTGGTTCGAGAGCAACATGAACCCGCTCCGTGAGGCTGATGAACCGACCTTCGCCCAGAGTTTCGGGCGCGCCTTGCACCACCGGATCCTGTATGGCGAGGCGGCGTTCGTGCGGGACCATCAGTTCATCGAGAAGACCACCGGCGAGAGCGTCAGTGCCGAGGATCTGAAAACCTTCATCAAGGAGCAAGGCGGGGTGCCGGCCAAGCTCAAGGCGGAGAACGAGAGATACGTCCGCGATGAGCTCAAGGTCAACCTGCTGACCGAGCATACCTATCAGCGCATTATGGTGGCGGCCGCCCACATCACCAAGAACCCCCACCTCGCCCTCGCCTTCACCAACGGCTATCCGGAGGTGTCGGTCTTCTGGCATGAGGAGGGCGGTGTTCCCTGCAAAGCCAGGTGGGATTACTGGAAGGCACGGGCGATCGTTGACTTGAAGTCTTTCCGGTCCAAGGAGCGGATCCGGAGCCTCGATGAGATCGTGCTCCAGGATCTTTTCAACTATCGCTATGACATCCAGACGGCCTGGTATCTCCGCGGCCATGAGCGCGCCGGCGAGCTGCTCGAGGCCGGCAAGGTGTTCGTGGCGCCCGGAGCCACGGCGCCGGCGGCGGACTGGATGGCGAAATCCCTGCGGGAAAAGTCGCATTGGGTGTTCATCTTCTTCCGGGCCGATGGCATGCCGGTGGCCAAGAGCTACCAGATCCCCAACGGCTCACCCGCCCATGAGGCCGGCAAGGCGGCCATGAGGCTGGCGCTCGACAACTACCGCGACAACCTGGCGAAGTTCGGAACGGATGCCTGGGTCAATGTCGACGAACCGTTTATCATCGCGGAAGAAGATATGCCCAAGTGGCTTTAGCCGTCCGGAGCACTACCGCCCGTCGATCAGTTGGACGTTAAACTAAAGGGGCGTGACAACCGGGAACAGACCGGCACTCAACCACAGGAGAAAAGCAATGCCGAACGATGACAGAATGATGCCGGCCCCGGTAGGCAGCCGGGAAGGCTACGACCTCCAGATCTCGACGGGCGGCGTGGTCATGCCATCGCTGCTGGGCGATATGGTGGATTTCGCCAAGATCATGTGCAAGTCGGATGTCGCCATTCCGAAGCACCTCCGCGGCAACCCGGGCGCCTGCCTGGCGGTGGCGATGCGCGCGCGGGCCTGGATGATGGATCCTTTCGCGGTGGCCACCAAAACCTATGCGGTGAATGACATCCTGGCTTATGAGAGCCAGCTCATCACCGCGGTGATCAACAGGCACGCCCCGATCAAGGGCCGCCTGGTGCCGCGCTACACTGGGACGGGCCCCGATCGCCAGTGCCTCATCGAGGCAACCACGCATGACGGCCAGGTGCTCCCCTACGAGAGCCCGAAGGTCAAGGATATCGGCGTGAAAAACTCCCCGCTCTGGAAGAATGATCCGGACCAACAGCTCTTTTATAGCTCGGCCCGGGCCTGGGCGCGGCGCTATTTCCCGGAGCTGCTCCTCGGCGTCTATGACGTGGACGAGGCCCGGAGCATGCGAGACGTGACGCCCACGGAGCCGGCGAAGGTCGACAACTTCCTCCACGATGAGCCGGCGCCCCTGGCCGCGAAAGTCAACTTCGAGGCCGGAGCGGTGAACGAGGTTGACCCGGAGACGGGCGAGATCCTCGAGGTGGTGGACGAGGAAAAGCCGGATCCCGAGCTGATCGCCCGCAACCTGACCAAGGCGGCCGCGAGCTTTTCCTCCCTGGCCATGTTCGAGGCCTGGCTCGAGGAGGAGCGCGAGGCGATCGCCGCGGTGCCGGCCGAGCTCCGCGGCCCGCTTGAGAACGCCATCAACGCCACGCGCAACGATCTCAGGGGGCTGTAATGCGGAAGGTGGATCCGATCGGCTTGGCGAAGGCCATCCTATGGGAGGAGGCCAAGGGCAAGTTGCGCGCCATGGTGGCCGCTGATGGCGCGGAGCAAGGCGGGCCCCGCGATGAAAACGGAGACTTCCATTTCCAGAAGGTCAAGCGGGAGGTGGATGGCTTCATCAAGACCATAGAAGACGAGGGGTTACACGAATAATGGCCAAGCGTTTCGGACGAAATCAGCGGCGGAAGCTCATGGCCGAGGTGGCGAGGTTCATCGGCAGGGAGATTGCCCACTATCTGACGGTAAATAGCAATGCCCCCGCACGCTAAGCCGGCAAAGCGGCGGAAGATCCGGATTGGATCCTCACCCACCTATCTCGACCTGATCCGCCAGCTTCCCTGCATCCTGTCCGGGCGGCCGGCCGAGGCGGCTCACATCCGATATGCTGATTCCCGTTTCGGAAAGACCGAGACGGGGGCCGGCCGCAAGCCTGATGATATGTGGTGCCTGCCCCTGGCGCCGGAGCTGCACCGGCTGAACATCGGTTGCCAGCATGACGCCGGCGATGAGCGGGCGTGGTGGGCACAATGGGGCCTCGAGCCGCTCGAGATCTGCCAGCGCATGCAGGGCAAGACGCGGCTCCAGATGGAACGGATCATCATCATGGCCTCTCCCTGGGATCCCGCCGTCAAGGCCAAGGTACTGGCCATCCTGCGCAATGAGAGGCGAAAAAATGGCTGACCGGCCAATCATCTTCTCCGCGCCCATGATCCGCGCCATCCTCGATGGCCGCAAAAGCATGACCCGGCGGATCCTCACGCCGCAGCCCGCGCAATGGGAGGCCCGCGTCATCGACATCACGCCGCCCTTTTTCTGCGAGGAGCTGGGCGGCTGGGGCCAGTCCGAAACGATCTGGAGCGGGCCGCTGATTCCCGGCATGTGCGAGCCCGAGCGGGAGGTATGGCGGCCGCTCAAGCTGCCCGCTGTTGAGGGTGATCGCCTATGGGTGCGGGAGAGTTTCAACGTCATCGAAGGTGGCCCAATCCGGGACGCTGCCGGTGGGCAGATGGATTATGCCGACGCTGAAATCTACTACCGCGCCAGCACGCCGGATGCGTGCCGCTGCTGGCGGCCCTCGATCTACATGCCGCGGTGGGCCTCGCGGATCACGCTGGAGGTTACTGGCGTCAAGGTCGAGCGGTTGCAGGAGATCAGCGAGGCGGACGCGGAGGCCGAGGGCTGCGAGGAAGGCTACTGCACCGTTGACGGCATAGCGGAAGGATGGTCGGCGAAATCGGATTTCGCGCGCCTCTGGAACTCGATCAACGGCCCCGGCGCATGGGAGGCGAACCCTTGGGTGGTGGCGATTTCCTTCGCGAGGCTGCCGTGACCGATCTCCGGGATGTCTATGGCACATGCGCCAAGGTGCCGTGCCTCTGCCTGCGTGGCCAATGGCTCGGCCGCCTCTGTGTGTACTGGACCCCAATGGGCCCGGCAAACCCCGATGAACTGGCGCGGCATTGGGCCACATCGACACACACCACGCACCCCGCCACAACCGAACAACTGCAAGAGGAGAAAGACCATGAGAATTGTTGAACTGCGCGCCGAGAACATCAAGCGGATCTCGGCCGTCACTATCCGCCCAGAGGGCGCCCTGGTCGAGATAACCGGCCGCAATGAACAGGGCAAGAGCTCGGTGCTCGATTCCATCTGGATGGCCCTGGGCGGTGCCGAGGTGATGGATCCCCAGCCCATCCGCAAGGGCGCCGATGAGGCGGTGATCTCCCTGGACCTGGGCGAGCTCAAGGTAACCCGCAAGCTGCGCCGCAAGGATGACGGCGTGTCTACTTCCCTAGTGGTCGAGACGCCGGACGGCATGCGGCCCAAGAGCCCCCAGACCATGCTTAACGAGCTGGTCGGCAAGTTCACCCTAGATCCACTGGCCTTCTCGCGGATGAAGCCGGCGGAGCAGTTCGACGCCATGAAAGCCCTGGTGCCAGGCTTTGACTTCGACCGCTCGATGCTCGAGGACAAGGCGGATTATGAGAAGCGCACCGCCGCCAACCGTCGGGCGAAGGAGACGCGGGCCGCGGCGGAGGCGATCGTGGCCGAAGCCGTCGAGCCCGTCGACGAGGCGCCCATCCTTGCGGATCTCGCCCGGGCCGGCGATCACAACGCCGGGATCACCGAGCGCAAGGCGCGGCGGGAGGCGGTGAAGGCTGAGGCGGCCGCACACCGGAAACGGCTGGACGACACCGAGTCCGAGATCAAGATCCTCCAGGACCGGATCCTCGAGCTCCGCGCCCGGGTGGTGGAGCTGGACAAGATGGCCGGCGCCCTCGAGGACAAGATCGCCGCGGCGCCAGTCCTGCCGGAGCCGCTGGACACGGCCGAGCTCGCCCAGCAACTCGAGGCGGCCAAGAAGCGCAACGCCGCGGCGGCCGCCTGGACCCAGCGCCAGAGCCTCCTCAAGCAGGCCGAGGACTTCGAGGGCACGTCAAAGACACTGACGGCCGCCATGGAAGCCCGCGCACAGAAGCGCGCGGAGGCCATTGCAGCGGCAAAGCTGCCGGTCGAGGGTCTTACCCTGGGCGATGGCGAGATCCTTGTGGACGGCCTCCCCTTCACGCAGGCGGCGGCCTCCAAGAAGATCCGGATTTCCGTCGCCCTGGCCATGGCCCTCAATCCCAAGATCCGGGTGCTCCGCATCATGGATGGGAGCCTCCTTGATAGCGATGCCATGAAGGTGATCGCGGACATGGCGGAGGCCGCTGACTTCCAGGTGTGGATCGAGCGGGTCGATGACCGCTCGCCCAGCGCCATCGTCATTGAAGACGGCCACCTCAAGGCCTGACGTGCAGACAACCACAACCACATAAGGGGAAAGACCGTGCAAACAAGTTACATTGAGATCATGCAAACCGCCGAGCGCCTGGTGCAGCGGGCCACCGAGTTCTCGACGGCGGCCGAGGCGGTGACGGCGATGCTGCGCACCCATCGCCAGGATTTGGCCGACACCCAGGACACGATCGCCGCGCGCTTCGAGCAACTCCGCGTCACGCTCACCGAGGACGAGGCGGCTTACAAGGCGAAATTCGAGACGCTGTTCAAGGAGCTGGATCAGGCGATCGCCGCGATCGAGGGGATCGAGCCGGTGGCCGACAAGCCGGCAAGCGGGGGCCCGGCCGAAGGTGGCGGCGCTGGCGGCACACCAATGGCCGCGGTGACCGCGGAGGTGCCCAATGGCTAAGGAAATGCTGCCCTCGAAGCGCAATATTCTGCTCCTGCATGCGCGGGTCGAGGTGCTCACCAAGGAGCGGGACGAGGCCCTCGACAAGCTGGCCGAAGCCAACAACGAGATCCTGGTGCTCCGGGATCGGGTCACCGAGTTTAAGGCCGGCGCGCTGATGTTGCAGGAAACAAATGAGACGTTGCGCGAGACGCTGAAAACCTTGCGCACCCAGCTCGATGACGTGCGCCGCGACCGTGACAGGGCCCGCGAGCAAGCCAGCGAGCATGAGGGCCGGCGGCGTGGCACTGAGATTGACTTGTCTCGCGCCCTCGGGTGGATTGACGCCAAGCGCGACATACCGCCATCATTAGATCAAAGGTTGGAGATCCCATTCTGATGGACAACAAATTTACATTCTCCCTGCATGAGAACGGCGCCCAGGTGCTTATCGAGGTTACCCCCCAGGGTGGCAAGCCAGCCGGCGTCATCCTCGACGCGCACGACCTGGACAATGTGCTCAGCAACTTGACCCGGGTGCGCGCTGCCATGACGCCCGGCCACCCGCGGACGCTGGATCCCAAGCCGATCTTCCGCAACACGGTGATCAACACGGTTTTCAGCGTCTTTGATCACGTCGAGGCGCCGCGTACCCGGGATATAGTGCTCGCCGCGCTGCACCCGGGCCTCGGCTGGGTGGCGTTTCGGATGAAGCCCGAACATTCCATGAAGCTCGGTACGGCGCTGCTCGCGGCAGTCGGCAAGGCCCAGGCGTCGGCCTCCCTGGTCAAGCCGGATGGCAGCCCGATCTAAGGGATTGCCTGGGAGCTGCCGCTCCCTGGCATAGGTGAAGGCGCGTCATTGATCGGAGATCTGCTGTCCCCCAGGGATCCGGAGATCAAGAGCAGCGTCCGAACCGGACGGCCGGCCCACGCCCCTGGGTCGGCCGTTACTTTGTCGAGACGCAGAGTCGGCGCCAAGTGGTGTTGTGCACTAGGACTTGGCGCTTGGTGTCGGCGGTGTCCTGGCGCGACGGGTGGATGATCACGAAGGCCTGGCACGCCGAGTCGCGGATCAGCGGCGTGGTATGCGCACAGCCGCTAAGGGCGAAAATCAGGATCGAGACGCTTGTCGACCTCAGCATCCGAGAGCTTGGCAATCTCATCCTTGACCTCCTGGGAAATGTTGACGGCTTTCGCCAGGGCGGCGAGCTCCCGCGCGAACTGCTGGCGCTCGCCCTGCTGGATGAGCCTATTCCGCTCCAGATAATCCATGATTGCACGGATGATCTGGAGCAGGGCAAAGGCGGCCTTGATCCATGTCACGGCTGGGCGACCTGGGCCGGCGTCACGGTGCCGGAAACAGAGTGCGAGCTGGTATCAGGGACAACCACCGCGGTGCCACCGAACACCGAGCGGAGGAAGCCGCCGGGACGGGTGAGCTTGCCGATCGCGGTCAGCACGATGAACAGGCCCGAAATGTAGGGCATCCAGGTCACCGGCAGCCAGGAGATCGAGCACGTGGCGGTGAGCTCGCCGGTCGAGAGGCAGCCATTCTGGCCGAGCCAGATGGTGGCCCCGGAGAGCACGGTGGCCAGGGTGCCGAACAGGTTGGTATAGGCCAGGAAGAAAGCGCGGATCTTATCCATGGAGGATCTCCGTTAGGGTTGCGTGAAATTCGCTTTGACGGCCCACATTGCCGCTTGCTCGTAATTGGTCACGGCAATGGACCGTTCGCGGTTGTTAGGCACGTTCTGGCGGAGGTACTCGAGGAGCTCCTCGGTGCGCCGCTTGATCTCTGCGACGACCGGGGATCCCGAGGGGTTGAAGGCTGGCAGCGTCGAGGGGTCCGACATGGTTTCTCCTATGCCTCATTGTGCGAGAGAGCCCCGCCGGCGGCGAGGCGGACCACGCGGACGTTGCTGGGTTGGTTGACGCGCCACGGGCAACGGCGGACGCCGAGGAGGCGCGACTTGGCGATCCGCTTGATCATGACCTGGTCGGACTGGTTACCGCCGAGGACGTGGTAGGCTTCGTCGTCTTCGCCGACATACATGCCGACGTGACCGCTGCTCCCGCGCTCGAAGACGAGAATGTCGCCGAGCGCGGCATGCTTTTCGGCCGTGCCCCAATTGAGCCAGTTTCGGGCCCACAGCGGGTTGACCGGATCGTCCCAGCCAGCTTGCCGCACGACGTAGGCCGCCCAGAGACCGCACCAGGGGATGCTGTCATCGAGGTAGATGCCGGCCATGCCGATGGCGCGCGCCCACGCCATTATGGATGGGTTGGAGCCCTGCCCCGGTTGTTCGGCCGTGCCGTAGGTCTTGAGGGCTTCGACAAGGATCCGCGGGCCGGGTTCCTTGGCAAGCCAGGCATAATCGGTCGGGAGCATGGTGGGCCTCACTGGGTTATGACGAGGGTGGCCTCATCGGTGTGTATTTTCTTGACCATGATGGAGGCGGCCACCACCAGGCAGAAGGTGGCCAGGAAGACCAGCAAGCCAAGGGCGAGTTCTAGGCGAGTCATCGCGGCACCTCGAGGTTAAATTCAGCGTCGGGGATATCACTGTCGGTTTCAATGCCGCCGGGACAGTATCGCGTAGCGAGTGCGCGGTAAACATATCTCCCGCTGTCGAGGGGCGAGAGCCCCGGATCCGAGGCCTTCGGAATGGCGATCGAGACGCGGATCTTGACCGGATCATCCGAGGGATCCGAATAGCCGCCGGCCACCATGGGGAAGCGCACCGGCACAGTGCCATCGGGCGCCACCAGGAAGCCGCGGATTTCGGCCGGGCACTGACGATTGATGATGCCGCTATAGATCACCTTGAGATCTTCGCCCGGGCGCACGGTCTTGGTCACCACCTCGACACCCTGCCAGGAGATCGCCGAGCCATGGCTGTCCCGCCACCTATGGATCACGTCCGCCGAGTTGAGGGTGACCATGGCCAGGATGAGCGCGGCGACGGGCGGGATGTACTTCTCGAGGCGGTGCATCATGGCTGGCCTCCGCGGATCTTCCCAAACCCTTCGATAATGACCCAATAGGCGCCCACCAGGCCGGAGAACCACACCAGGATTTTGCCCATGATGATGATCAGCCGGCGCGCGCCGCGGCCGATCCGTCCCAGCAACTCGAAGGTCCGCCATAATGCCACCATGTCCTCGAGTTTCTTGGTGTTGCCGAGCTCCCATTGCTCCCGTAGCCAGGACAGGGAAGGATGATGGTCCTCGCCGTCCATTGGGTCGCGCGGAGGCGGGCGGTCTGAAATCACATCTTCCATTTAAATCCTGCCCTAGCATGGCGGTTCAGAGCTGCGAAGTCAGGTCGATAAGTTTTCCGACCGTGATATTGGCCTGGTTCAATTGTGCAACCAGGGCATTGCGCTGGTTGGTCAGGTTTTCGATCTGGCCCGAAAGCGCCTCGATCTGACTTTGCAGGCTGCTGACGGTCCCAAGCATTCCGGCCTGCAGAAGTGCGAGCTCCTGCTCGTCGATGCCGAGTGCGATGAGGGTGGCGAGTAGTTCGGGTTTCAGGTTCATGTCATGGTCCCCATGCGGCGCAGGTCATACGAGCTGCGCTGGATGATGATAAGGTGGTAGTCAAAGTTGCAGAAGCACTGGACGAAATTCCGGTGACGAGAGCGCCATTGGCTTGCGCGGTGCCGACCGTCTGATTGCCGACGAGGGTCGGCGTGCCGACGTTCGAGGTGAACCCGATGGTGGGCGCGGTCGCCGGCGTATATTCCGCGCCCACGATGACGCCGCCAGATGATGCCGAGAAGGCGCTGGATGCCAGCGAGGTGGTTGAACCACTAGATGCAAAACCTCCGCCGGTCGGCGTAGAGCTAGACGGGTAAACCGAGTAGACGTAGCAGACGAAAGCTGTCCCGGCGCCGCTAAGAGTAACAGACACCGTGCCAGACACAGTTGAAGCGTCCGCCAGATAATATGTAGATTGGCCGCCCGCGCTCCCGGTCTGCGTCGAACCAGATACGGCGGTGGCAGACGTGCCCCCGATAGTGACGGAAGAAACCGTCCTGGTTGTGGAGTTCAGCCAGCAGAAGCAGGCAACAAGGACGCGCTTGGCGTCAGTGGTGCCGAAGGTGATCGTGCCGGTGGTGTAGGTCGTGGCACCCGTCGAGGAACCGTAGTTGCCGTTGTAGCTGGCCGCGGGCGTGCCGGCGGCAGCCTTGCCCGGCAGCATGCCCATGGTGAGCGGCATGGCCAGCAGCACCTTCTTGCTCTCGGCCCGGATGATCGCAGGCTTCGGCACGACGAGGGCCGGGGTCTGCGGCACCATGAGCGCAGGGATCACGGCGGCGGCGAGGAGCGACTTCATCATGCGATGTCACCAATCAATAGCCAAGTGTCGGTCGCGCGCTTGTAGAGGGTCGCACCCGAATACTGGCCGGTGAGCTTGAACTTGGAGCTCGAGGACTGCAGCGTGATTCCGGTCGTCACCAGCGTCACTTGGGCCGAGCCGAGCTGGACGATGTCGATCCTCGTTCCGACCGGGAAGGCGACCGAGGCATTGGTCGGGATCGTCAGGTTGACGCTTGCGCCGGTGACATTGATCGAGACCAGCTTTCCGGCGTCGGTCAGGGCCAGCGTATAGGCAGCTGTCTGGGCGTTCTCGGCTTCCGTGGCCACCGTCGCCACGACATTGGCCGTCGTTGCGATCTGGGTCGTGTTCGTGTTGGCGGCCGCGGTGGGCGCAGCGGGCGTGCCGGTGAAGGTGGGGCTGGCCAGCGGCGCATAGGAGCCAAGGTCGGTCTGGGTGGCAAGCTGGACGGTGGTGCCGTTGAGGCGGGCGAAGACCGCGGCCGTCGTTGTCCAGAAATCGCCGTTGGCCGGGGCCGTAGGAGCAGCGCCATGGGGAAGGTTGAAACCCGCACCGCCCGCAGCGGACGCCGCAGTGGTGGCCTTGCCGGTGAAGGTGGGCGAGGCAACAGGAGCGCGGGAGGTGTCGGTCGGGTGAACGTGGTCCTGCCGGGCAAAGCGCGTCGAGGTGCCAACGGTCGCCGTTCCGTCCATGACGGGAGAAGCACTGCCAGCCTGCGCCAGCACAAAGGCGGTGGTGGCAAGCTGGGTCGTGTTGGTGTCGACCGCAGCGGTGGGCGCCGCCGGGGTGCCGGTGAAGGTGGGCGAGGCAAGGGGTGCGAGCTGCACCGTCGTGCCGTTGACGCGCCCGAAGAAGCCACCCGTTGTCGACCAGAAATCGCCATTGACCGGCGATGTCGGAGCAGCACCGTGCGGAACATTCAGACCCGCGCCGCCCGTGGCCGAGGCAACTGTCGTCACGTTTCCGGTGAATGTCGCGCCGGTGAGGTTGGCGTAGGAGTTGGTGTCGACCGCCCACACGCCGCCGCTGCGCCGCAGGAGGCCGTTCGTCGTGAGAGCGGCAATGGTGTCGAGGTCGGCATCCCACGCCTGCACGGTCGAGCCGATGGCCGCCGAGGTCAGCAGCGCCGAGAGCAGCGTGCCGCCGTCCGCGATGAGCTTTCCGGTGGCCCCGCTAAAGATCGCCACGCGGCCGTTGACGGCGCCGGCCGGGCCGACGACATCGCCAGTTCCGGAACCGGCCGCGCCCTGGAGATTGCCCTGGAGGGTCCAGGTCGTGGTGCCGGTCTTTTTGTAATAATCGCTGTTGCTGGTGTTGATATAGAAATCGTTGACTGCCCCCAGGCCGCCGGCCGGAGCGCCGGTTCCGGAGTACCAAAGCGAGCCGCTGGTGCCGTTGTTGCCGGCGATGCCCTGGAGATTGCCTTGCAGCGTCCAGGTCGAAACGCCGGTTTTCTTGTAGTAGTCGCTGTTGGTCGTGTTGATGTAAAAGTCATTGACCGAGCCGAGGCCGCCAGCCGGGGCGCCCGCTCCAGAAAGCCAGGTCGCGCCGTTGGCGCCGGCGGTGCCCTGGCCGAGGCCGCCGACGATATGCACCTCCGTGCCGTCATAGCGCATCAGGATGTCGAGGCCGATCGTGATGTCACCCGAGGCCATCGCCACGCCGCCGGCTTTCTTGAGCGCCTTGGTGCCCGTCACGCCGGAGATCGTGATGGTCATCGGCCCGGTGTTGCCGGCCGTGGCGCGCCAGCCATAAAACTGGTCGGTATTCCAGTCGGTCTGGGCCGGGTAGGCGGTGCACGTTATGTCGTTGGTGCCGCCCGTTTGGGTGAGGGCCACGATGGTGGCCACGTCCCCGGAGACGGGGATCCCGGACACCGCGCCGGTGAGCCTATCGGTGATTGTGCTCGACATGCTCAGTCCTCCATCCCGGGAAGCAGATCGGAGAAATCTGCGTCTGCCCCGTCTTGCAATACCCTACTTTTCACCTCGGGCCAAACCTCCTGCACGGCATGCGCGTTATACACTTTGCGCTTGTGGTAGCGTGCCAGAAGTTCCTCGCCCAGGGCGGGTGACAGTGTGCCGATATCCTGGATCAATCCGTCAGCATCCATTGGCTTTTTCTGCTCCCAGCCCTTGATCCCGGTGGTGATCAGGGCGTTGCGCGCCTCGACCATCGAGAGCCGGGCGAGGAGCTCCTGGGCGCCAAGCCGCTGGTCGGGCGTCAGGGTGATCTTTTCCGGGTCGTCCTTGGGGCTTTCGATTCGGCTGACATCATTGCCGGCGATCTCCTTGCGGAGGGCGGAAATGGCGGCGATCGCATCCTTGGCCCGGCGCATCGGGTGGAGGCGTTCCACCTTCGCATCAAAATTGCCGGTGAGTAGGGCATAGGCCTTGAGGTTTTCGTTCTTGCTCTCGAGGAAAGTGTTGGCCGCCGCGGCGCCCTGGCTGTCGAGAATGTCCTTATAGGTGTTGGCAGTCTGGGCCATGGGCCCGGTCTGCTCGGACATCTGATCCCAGAACTGGCGGCTCGAGACGGCGCCCGAAGTCGCCTGCTTGATGAACCGCCGGCTCAGGGCATTGGTGGCCGTCTCGAGAACGCCGCGCTCCTGGGCGCGATCGACCGAGGCCGAGGTGATGATCTGCCCCCAGGACGCACCAAATCCCTGAATGGCGTGGTCGATCATGGCCGGGCTCATGTTGGTGGCATAGCCCATCGCCTTGGCGATCTCTGAGGTCCGGGCGGTGTACTGGCGCCAGGGCTCAAAGCCGGCGATGTCCTGGCCGACGATCGGCTGCCCGAACGAGTCGACGTTGTGGGCGAGCTCATAGCCCACCTTGAAGATCGGCACTTCGGTGGGCGGCGCGGTCACGTCATAGAGGCCGGAGACAAAGCTCTCGAGGGCGAGCGGGTTGCGCTTGTATACGGCATCGAATCCGCGCTCGAACAGGTTGGCCACAAAGCCCAGCTCGAACGGCTTGGGAATGGCCACCCAGTTGCCGGGGCTGAGCTTTACCATCCAGTGCGTGGCGCGCACATAATCCGAGATCTCCTCATATTCCGGATCATCACGATAGAGGGCGGTGAGGCCGAGGCTAAAGACGCCCATGGCGGTGAGCGCCGTCCAGGCCTTGGCCGACTTGCCAAGGTTGGCGCGGTCCCTGGCCGAGAGCGGCCGGCCGGCGCGGTGGCTCACGTAAGGGGTGATCGCCTTACGAATGGCGCCCTCCGCGGTGAGCGTGCGCACCGCCTTGTCGAGGCCCTGGACCGAAGCATTGAGGAAGGTCACCAGGCGCCGCGCGGCGTGGGTCTTCGAGCCATGCCGGCCGAAGTCGATATAGTCGCGGGCCTGGTAGGCTGCCTCGACGGCCGCCTCGAACGGTGTCAGTCCGTCTTTCTTGGCGCGCTCGAAGCTGTTGCGGAACACCGCCAGGCGGGTGCCGGTTTCGCTGAGCTCGGTGAGCTCGGCAAAGCCGCGGATCGAGGCGAAGCGGCGCACCGCATAGCCGTTCTTGCGCAGCGCATCGAGGTCGCGCATCACCCGGCCCTTGTCGAGGGCCGCGACATTGGCGCCGCCCATGATGCCGCCGAACGTGTTGTAGATCTGCGAGATCTCGTGCTGCATGATTTCATCGCGGAGGCCGCGGGCGCCCGAGACAAAGGGAATGAAATCCATGCCGGTGAGCACCCAGGCCGACACCTGATCGCGGATGTAGTTGGCCAGGATGAACGGCGGCGCGGTGGTGATCGAGTAGCGCAGCATGCTCGAGGGCAGCGCCAGCACCGAGGTAAAGAGATCCCGGGACTCCTTGTTCATGCCGGTCATTGAGTCGTAGAGCTGGCGGCCGAAGTCGCCATCCGCCAGGCGCAGGGCTTGCTTTTTGCCATTGCGCCACACGTAGATGATCGGCTCGCCCTTCTCGTTGATCTCGCCGGCCTTGAAGACGGTGGCCTTGGCGTTGTCCCCGAGGAGATCGTCCACCAGGGTGGTGAGCGCGTCGATATCGCCGGGGTTGATGCCGGCCTCCTTGCCGGCGGCGCGGAGCACATCGCCCACGTCGACCGAGCTGCCCTTGAGCTGGGTCGAGGGGATCCGCTCCGCGATGGCGCCGCTCCCAGGGCCCGCCATCTTGGCGAGATCATCGAGGGCCTTGAACACATCGTTGCGCCGCATCAGCGCATTGAAGTGGTAGGCGTCGGTCATCATGCTTTCGATCGGGTTGATGATCGAACGTTTGGACCCCTTGAAGGCCTTCACGATCGAGTTGCGCAACGTGGCATTGGGCTCGCGGCCCACCTCGCGATCAAGGTCCGAAAGGTCGCGCATGAAAGGCACGTAGTCGGGGCGCTGGATCAGGTCGTCGTAAAGCTCCTGGGTGAGGAATCCGCTCTCGTACTTCTTGCGCAGCATGTTGCGTTGCCACTCGTAGACCATATCGGCGGCCTCGGTGAACTCCGGGTGTGCCAGCTCGAGCTCGGCAATCGCCGTCTGATAATCGCCCTTGGTGAACTTGCCAGGGGTGTTGGGGATCTCGCCGGCCAGGAAGCGATCATACTCGCGCACCGCGCGGCGTGAGATCAGGTAGGAGGCGAAGTCAGCCACGCGGCGATCGTCCCAGGAGGTCCAGCTATCGCCCAGGGCTTTCTCGAGGGCGTCGGACAGGCCAGGGCCTTCCGGCGTCACGCCATGATAGGGGACCACGCCATGCACCAGGTCGATGTGGCCGGCCGAGTAAGAGTCCTGGAGCAGGCGCGCCAGGCGGTAAGGATCCTGGGCGGAGGTGATGTCGAGGGCCCGACCGGTGCGCTTCTCGTAGATCTTGGCGAGCTCATCCACCGCCTTATTGATCGGGTTCAGCTTGTCGAGCAGCGAGGTGTAGGCCGTCGAGGCATAGGTGGCGATCGTGGCGCGGACGCCGTTTGCCTGGGCTTCCTTGATGAGCTCGACGGCCGCCGAGTTGCGACGGCTCGAGACGACATCGCCGGCAATCGCCGCCTGCGACGGCGCCGTGACGTGCTGGCGGTAGGCCTCGGCAATCGCCTGGATGCTGGCGAGCTGCTCGGGGGCCTTGGTCCGGAGCATGTCCTCGAATGCCTTGGTGAACTGCGGCGCGGAGTTGCGGGCATAGGCCGGCGTGGTCACATAGAAACGGAACCACTCGGCAAAGCCTTCCGAGAGCTGTTGCTTGGGATCCGCACCCGCATAGGCGAGCGGCTCGAGCTCCTTGGCATGCGCCAGCTTGATGGTGTTCAGCGAGCGGCCCCACTGGGTTTCCATCGAGTGGGCGGTTTCGTGGGTCTGCGTCTCGAAGTCCGACACCTCGCGGAGGCGGATCACACCTTGGCCGCGGTCATACTGGCCGGCGATGCGGCCGCCACCCTTGGGGGCCCTGGCAAGTCGGCCCTGGCGGACGGGCGCGCCGGTGAGCTTCTGGAGCTCGGCGCTGATGTCCTCGAGGCGGGGTGCCAGCTCCGGCGTAGCCTGGCCGGCAACCTGGACCGTGCCGGCCTGGGGCCGGTTGGTCGGCATGGTGGACTGTTGCGGCCGCCGGGCGAGGGCTATTCCTTCGGTGGGGTTACCCCCGTCTTGGCGAACAGCTCCTTGAACATCTTGTCCGTCGAGCGGTTTTCGATCTCCTCCAAATCCAGAAAGCCCTTCGAGGGCGCCGGTGTCGTCGGTGACTTGAGGGGGATCTCCGGGGCGGCCGTTTGCGTCGATTTCGGCATAGCGATCTGCAACTCCTTCTTGTCTGAGAACTCGGTAAGTCTCGGCCGGTGAAACGCCAACAGCCTTGACATATTCCGGGTTGATGATCCGCCCGGTCTTGATAAATCGCCCGATCATGCGGCGGAACGCATTGTCGTAAGTCACCGCAATATTGATCAGGTCGACCTTGTAGCCGAAGGCCTGGAGGTTCTTGACCAGCTTGCGGATCCCATCGGGGTTATGGCCCACCTTCGGGACCACGATGTTCGAGCCATCCGTGAGCATCCGCGCCAAGACGGCGTTCGCCATGTCGGCGCTTTCCTCATGGACCGCATTGGCCCCGATGCCGCCATGGAACTCCGGAATTACCTTCTTGGCTTCATCGGGATCGACAATGGCCGCATAGCGATCGGCTGCGAAGCGATCTGCAAAGGTCGATTTGCCGGCAGCGGGCGGGCCCAGGACAATGGTAGCGCGGCGCTCATGCTTGACCGGGCCCTTGGTGGAGAAGGCGTTTGCCCCTTCAACCAACCGATCAATGGCAGGATCGAAGCCATGGACCGGACCATCCGGGAAGTCATATACGCGGGACTGCTTCCACGCATCAGACATGAAGCCTGGTTGTTCATTCGTCAAGGGGATTGCGTCAAGGCGCCGCACCGCGTCTTGCACAAAGGGGTGCGCGGCGATTTCGTCAATCGGCGCACCATTGGCGAGCATGTCGGGCAGCCCGGTGCCGATCGCGTCGGTCTTGAACGCAAAGCCCTTTTGATCGGCCTCGGATCCGAACAAGCCGACATCCATGCCCTTTTGCGGCCGCTTGGCGCGGAGCGGCGCCTCGGCCCGGCGCTCGGCCAGGCTCTTGTTGGAGATCTGCTCCGCCCCGGGAATGACCATCTGCGGCTTGTTGTCGGCGCCCGGCTCGAGGATCGGGGCCTTTGGCTGGCTCATCAGGGTTTCGCGGCCCTTGTCGGTCAGGAAATAGCGAGTCACGCGATTGCCGGTCGCGGTGTAGCTTTCGCGGCCCTCGATCCAGCCCATGCGGGTGGCTTGGTTGATCTGGTCTCCAAGGATGTTATTCGGCGCGCCCAACTTGCCGCTCGCCAGTGAAAGGAGACGTTCCATTTGGGGCGTCATGGCAGGCGCCGCGGGGGCGCCCGGCTCATAAGTCGGACCGTTCACCTCGGCCTGGAACGCCGGATCTTTCTGGAGGGTGCTCGAGATCTGCTGACTGCGGGTCGCCCCTTCGGCCGGCTTGCCATAGAGCGCCGAACGCAGAATGTTGCCATCGGCCGCCACATAGGGCGGATCTATGCCCTCCTCGGCCAGGATCTTGAGGCGGCCCTCGATCTTGCTGTCCGCGACGGCGCCAAGGAAATGGATCCGGGTCGGCTTGGCCTCTTTCACGAACGCCCGGAACTCCTCCGCGCTGATGGCCTTTTCGTTGGAGGGGATCCCCGCGATGAAATCCGTCCCGAGAATGTTGCGCGCCTCGGCATAGGCCTGGGCGAGCGTCTTCTCGCCCTTCTGGAGCGGTACGATGAGGTTTTCAGCGAACGGGCGGAGATCGTCCGCATGCTGACGGAGGAGCGCGAGGGAAGCGGCCTGGTCGCCAATGATGTCGGGGGCCACGAAGACCGGCGGCGGATAGCTGTCCTCGGCCTGGTTGGCGTCCATGATGGCCAGGCGCAGCTCGTTGTATTTGTCGAGCACCGCCTGGAAATCCATGTCCTTGAGCTGCGGCGGCGCGGCACCCTCGGCCCGGAACATATCGCCCAGGTCCGTGAGATAGCGGCCTTGCTCGCGCATGTTGCGGCGGAACAGGCCGAAAGCCCCGGAGTCGACGAACACCCGGGCATGCCAGTCGAGGATCCGCTGGGCCAGGCGCGGAATGTTGGCGTCCGAAAGCTCCTGCACGTCGATGCCAATGCCGCGCGTGTCAATGCCGCCGAAGGTGTGGGCGCCGGCCTCGAAGTCATTCAGCCGCGACATGCCGGAGGCGAAGCGCACGGCGCGCTCCTTGAGCTGGCGCACCTGGCCGTCGACGCCCTGGGGAACGGTCGGCTTGACGCCGTTGGATCGCACCAGGGTGGCGAGCTCGCTCCGGGATCCGTCCATGTGGCCGGTGGCGTTGCCCTGGGCGTCGAGGTGGGTGACCTGGTAGAGGCTCGGATCTCGCAGCGATTGCGTGACGATGATCGTCCGGCCGTCCTCGGTCTTACCCTCGAATGCGCCGGTGCGCTCGATCGCGCTCTCGATGTCGGCCTGGAAGGCGGCCATTTCCTGCCGGCGCTGGCGGATCTGCTCCTGAAAGGCCTTCATGCGCTCGGTGGTCGCCGGCGGCGGCATCACGTCGAACAGGCTGGGGCCCTTGTCAACCGGCGGCCGGCGGGCAAAGGCGATGTTGGGCTCGGTCGGATCCCAGGTGCCGCGGTTGTTGACGCTCTTGATCTGGGTAGGATCGAACGCGACAACCTCGCTGGGAAGGCGATGTGTGTAATTCTTGTTGAACACATCGCCAGCAAAGATGCCGTCATATCCGAGCTTCCGCACCTCCGGGATTATGTTCTTGCGAAACTCATCCAGAAGCGTGCTGCCATGGAGCCCGCCGTGCGAATCCCAGGCTGCGGCGTCCTCGCCGCGCACGGCGGTTTCCTCTGCGAACAGATCATTTTGGAGCTCCAAGGCGGTCTTGCCGCCTGTGATCCGCTTCATCACCTCATCGACTTGCGGCGCGATGTGGTTTTGATAGAGCTCCTTGGGGGCCATGCCGGGATGTTCTTTTTCGGCAATTGCCTTGAAGTGAGCCTTCAATGCCGTCGCGAAATTTTCGACAATCTCATCCGGCTGAGAGGTTTTCCCATGGATCCAAAGAGGATTTTGGATGCTGACGTAGAGCTCCATGGTGTTCGCGGCGGTGCCACCACGTTGCAGGGAATAGGCATCAGCAAGGTATCGCTGCGGCGTCAAGTAGAATCCATCGGCTCCGAAAAATCCCTTGTCGAACCGCTTTCCTGCACCCTGCTTAAACTCGGTGAAGGCAGTCGGGCCGGTGCCGTGATAGATCACCAGCGGGTCGCCGTTCTCGTCCACCAGCTTGGAATGACCGAACCACCGCTTGAAGGCCGGTGAGTCGGTGGGGCCAGCGTCCGTCAGTCTTGCGGCGATCCCCGTTTCGTCCGGGCGTCCAACTGGGCCAGGGCGACCCCCGTCCGGACCAATTGTCTTGCTCGCTGTGCGGAGCTCGTCGAGAAAATCTCGGACAACGGCCGGACGGGAGTCTCCGTCTTTAAGCCGCTTGGCGGCAGCGGCGAGGGCGTCGGCAATGGGGCCTTTGCGGCGGGCTTGGGCTTGGAGGGTGGCGAGGATCGCGGCATCTTGGGTTGCCCTTTCTGCATTGGTTGCGGTGGCCAGAGTGTTGCCGGCGCCGGTAAGGCGGGCCTCCTCCTTGACCAGGGTGGCGAAGGCGGCGCGGTCCTTGCGGATGGCGGTCGCCGCGGCGCTCAAGACCTGGGCGCGCTCCTTGAAAAGGATCTGCGTCACCTCGGCCGAGCCGAACATGTCCTCCATGGTCGATTGCACGGCCGGCGCGTCGAGCGCATCGCGGATCATGCTCTCGGCCTCGATGGCATTGTCCGGCTGTTCCTTGGCCAGGAGATCGAGGAGCTGGGCGTGGGTCTTTGGATCCGGCGCCAGGCGGCCCACCTGGGCAGCGTAGCCGGCCGGAACTTTCTTGTTGATAACCATCCCGAAGGCGTCATCAGACAGGTTGGCGAGGCCCTGGGCATCGCGCACCAGGGCGGAGGTCGGCGGCAGATCAACCGCCATATCCGGCCGCGAGCGGAGGATCTTGGCCGCGTCGATGGCGTTGCCGGTGCCTTCCGCGATGTTCTTGGCCGCGGCGATGGCGCGCGCATCCTCTGAGGTGACGCCATCGGCTTCCCGGAGGACCACGGCGCGGATCTTCGGCTCCTGGCCTTCCTTCTCGAGGCGCGAGGCCAGGCCATGGCGCTGGTGGCCATCGGCAATATAGAAATCGCCCTTCAGATCCTCCCACACCAGCGTGACGCCGGACTTGATCGGATCCCATTTCTTCACGCCCTTGAGGCGATCGGTAACCCCGGCCTCGTCGCCACCTTCCTTGAACTGGAAGCGCTTGGCGTCAACCTTGAGATCCGAGGGGTTGAACTGGCGCTCGGTGCGATCGACCGGCAGCGGCGCGGGCGGGGGCTCGACGGCGGCGGGTGGGGTCTGCTCGGCGCCGGGCAGCGGGGCAACACGTTGCGCGGACTTCTTGGCGATCGCGTCGGCCCGCGCGCGGAGATCCGCCGCATAGGCCAGTTCCTCGGCTTTGCGGCGCTCGAGATCAGCCTTGATCGTCTCATATTTCGGGCTGTCCTTCGAGACGCCGGGCTCGGTTCCCGTAGCCTCGGCATTGCGCTGGGCGCGGGTGGCAATATAGTCCGCCAGATCGGCGCGCCCATACATCTCGGCGGCGGCCATACCCTCGACGGTCGATCGGTTTCCGGCAGCATGGATTGGCGCGACAACCGCATCGCGGATTGCCTGCTCGATCCCGCCCACATTAGAGCGGTTGCCATTGGCGGCCACGGCTGCATCCGCTTCGGCGCGGAGCTTCTCCTCGAGGGCGGCGAACTGTGTCGGCGCCGTGCCCTGCTGCACCACGAAATCGCCCACAGGGTTGCCGGGCAGCGGAGCGGCGGGGCCGCGCTCCCTCGAGATCTGCGCGGTGAGATCCTCGGCTTTCCCGCCGGTGATGCCCGGCACGAAACCGCGCTTCGGCTTCACAATGCCGATCGAGGCCATGGGGTCGGCCGAGTCCTCGAAGGCCTTCACCTCCGGGCTGTTGATGCCGAATTGATCGACGGCCTGGGCGAGCGCGTCGGCGTGGGTATCGCCCACAAAGAACTTGCCGCCGATCTGCACGGCCGGCTTGCTCTCGCTGCCCCTGAATTTCGAGGGGTCGATCGAGAGATCCGGCTTGACCGGCTCGACGGGCGGCGTCTCATTGGTGAGGCCGCCCTGGGTTTCGGTCGGCGCCTGGGGGATCTCGCCGGGCTTGTTGGCGTTGAGGTAGTCGTCGACCTTGGCGATCTGCTCGGGCGTCATTTCCCGAATGCCGACCACCTCACCGAACAGCGCCTCTTGGGCGGTGTTGAGGTCGCCCGGGCTATGGGTGGCCAGGAGATATTCAGGAGTTGGCGGTGCCAGGCCTTCGGGAGCAGGCGGCGGCGGTTCAGCGGCGGGCGGGGCAGCCGCTTCCGGCGGCGGCGTGGGGCCAGGCTGCGGCGGCGGGCCGGCCGGCGTGCGCTCGGCGTGGCGGGCCTCCTCACGTGCAGCGCGGCCCTCGAGGTAGCCGAACGGCATGCCGAAGCCAAAGCCGGCAGCGGCATCGGTGGCCAGGGATCCCCAGTCGACCGAATCACGCAGGCCGGAGCCCCACTCCTCGGCCTGGACGATCGCGTTGATACTGGCATTCATCGCCGCATTCGACACGCTCGAGTCAAGGAGCCGCGAGAACATCGGGTAGGCCATGCGCCATCCGGCCGTGCCGATCTCGGCCGCCGGGTTGAGCAGCGAGGCCGGATCTGCCAGGGCGCCGGCCACCGAGCCCAGGATGGCGGCGGAATAATCGGCCGCCGAGCTCGAGGGTTTCATGGCGTCATATTGCGCTTGACGTTCCTGGCGCCGCGAAATCATCAGATCCGCCGTGGCTTTGCCGGCCTCGGAGCCAATGCCCTGGCCGTTCACATAGCCTTGCTTGGCGCTCTGAATATCCTTGAGCTCGTCGACGCCCGGCGTTCCGAAATCCTGGGCGGCGTTGAAGTGCTGAACAAATCGCTCCTTCCAGGAGGTGTCGGCCTGCTCCATGCGCTGGGCCGGCTTGCGATCGGGCGCCTGGATATACTGATCGAACGGGTTGGCCGGGGCCTGCGGCGTCACCTGGACGCCCATTTCCGGCTGATAGGGCGGCGGCTTGATGTCCTCCGCATCCGCGGGAGCCGGGGCGATCGCTGAGCCGGGCATGGTAACCATTACTGCACTCCTGCGGGGGTCTTGGGGAGCCATTTCTCAGCCTCGCCGGTGCCAAATCGCTGGTCGAAGGCATCGGCCAGGGAGGGATTGGCGATGAGAGCGCGGACGGAAGCCTCGTCAACGAACGGCCAGCCACCCGGCGGCGGGCGGAGTTTCATCGGCACGGACATGGTTCCGCTCCGGATCGGCGGAACGCGGGCAGGCTGGGCCGGGCGCTGGGGCTGGGCAGGCGCGGCGGGGGCGGCCGCGGGGGTAGTAGCGGCCGGGGGCAACTCGCCGTTCATGGCCTTCTCTGCGGTGCTGGCCTCGACGGCGTGCTCGAGGCCCTGGGTTTCGGCCACGGTCGGCGTGATGCCCTGGGCGGTCTTGCGGATAATGCCGGCGGTGATGTCTCCAACCTGCTTATCCCGGACCGATTCCGAAATGGCGAAGGCGAGCACCTGTTGCGCATAGGGCCCATAGATCTCGTCGACGTGGTTGATGGTGTCGCGCACCGCCGTCTCGGTGGCCTGGCGAATGGCCTTGCGGGCGGCCTGGCGCTCCTCGGGGGTCTTGGCCTTCGACATCGCCATGACCAGGCGGGCATCCGATTCGTCGATGATCTTCTCCACCGGCTTGATGATCTCGCGGGCATCGGTGCGGGTGATCGGCTGCTGGATGCCGTCCGGGATCCCCACTTCGGCCTGGGCGGCGAGGCGCGCCTTGATCAAGGCCTGGATGCTGTCCGGCTTGGTCGGGTCATAGGTTTCCTTGGCCTTCTTGACGATGGGCGAGTCCTCGACCGACTTGGCCGGATCCTTGAGGCGGAGATCCTGGAGCTGGTTGGCGCGCTTTTCGGCCGCGTCATAGATCTCTTGTTGGCTCGAGAAGTCCGTCGCGCCGGCCGCCGGCTTGAGGGTCTTGAGGTGCTCCTCGATCTGGTCGTTGTTCATCGTCTCCATGGCGGTCACCGCGCCATAGGTGGCCACCGCGGTCTTGCGCTTCTCGAGCCACTTGGCCGCGTCATCCTCGCCCAGAGTGTTGATGATCGTCTGGGGATCCAGCTTGGTGCCCTGGCCGGTCGCCTTGATCTGGGCAATGTCGTCGTCCATGGCGGATTTGACGTTGTAGCGATCGAGCGCTGTGGTTTCGCGCTGCTGTTTCTGGCGCTGGGCGATCTCGCTATCCGCGTTTGTCTGGAGGGCGAGTCGATCGGTGCCGTCGAGCACCTTGTAATAATCCGGCTGGTTGAGGCTGGCGATCTGGTCGCCGCCGCCAGCGATGATGTCGGCCTCCTCGTTGCGCCGGCGGGCGTTGATCCCGCCGTTGTCCTTCGAGAGGCCGCGCACCGCTTCCGAGATCTGCGCGATGTCGCCGCTCTTGATGGCATTCACCACGCGGCCAGGCAGAGAGCCGTAGTTGTAAGCTACCGAAGTCAGGGCCGCCTTGGCAGCCGGCGGCAGCGAGGCCCAGGGGCCAGGGCCAACGTCCTGGACAATGCCGGACTGAAATTCACCAATGCGGCGCTGGAGGTCGCGCTCGGCATCGGCGCGCGTCACGGTCATGCCGGGCTTGACCGGGATCACCTGTCCATCCGCGGTGGTGATGGTGTCGGATCCGAAGCCAACCCGATATTTGTCCTTGTCGAAATAGGCGGTGGTGCGAAAGCCCTCTTGCTTGCGGATCAGGCCCTCGACGCCGCCCTGTCCACCCTCGAGCCAGGCGGCCGCGGCATTGGGGTCGTTCTGGATGTCCTGATCAATTCTCAGCTTGGCGTATTTCTGGGCCAGGCCGCGGCGCAGCTCGACGCCCTTGGCCGGGTCAATGACGCCGGTGGCAACCATGTTGTCGATGTTCGCCCGCGCCTGGCCCAGGATCTTGTCGGCGGTCTTCGGGTCCGTGCCAGGGGCGGCGGCCGCGCTGATCGAGTCGTCGAGGCCATTGATTGCGGTGGTGACGCGGAGATCCTTGTCGATGCCCTGGGCGCGGTTCTGGATGGTGAGGGCGCCCTGGGTTACATCGTCCTGGGTTTCAGCCTCGAAGCGGGCCCGGAGCGACGGCGAGCGGATCAGCGATGCGGAGGCCTGGCGGTGCTTCTCGATGTTGCCCTGGAAGGTCTTCCCCCAGTTGGCATAATCGGGGTTGTTCTCGAGCTGGTACTGGTTTTCCTCGGTGAGCCGGCGCTTGTTCCAATCGGTGCGGGCGCGGGTGAGGTCGAGGGCATCCCCCTGTTCCTTCTGGCGGATGTCGATCTGCCGCTGGTTGTCGATGTTCGCCTGGTTTTCCTGGGTGATCGTCTCGCCCATCCTGGCCACCGCACCGCCCAGGGCACGGCTGGCCTCGCCCACCATGTCCTGCTGCTGGCGCGGGATGGCCTGGGATTGCGGGAGGTTCATGCCGAGGCTGTCGGCGGTGGGCATCCTCGGCATGATCAAGCTCCCATGGTGTAGTCGTAGGCGTTCTTGGCGCGCGCCGCTTTCGAGAAGTCGGAATAGATCGAGCCGCCGGTGCTGAGCAGCGTCGTGCCGGCGCCGATATAGCCGGCAAGCCTGGCGTTCTGGCCGGCGATCTTGGTCTGGCCGGCCTCGGCGTAGAGATCATGACGGGCCTGGGTGCCGTTGTAGAGATCTGTCAGGGCGTTGTATTCGCCTCGGCGCTCGATCCCGGACATGATGTCGGTCACCGTGTCGCCGGTGCCGCCGCCGGAAGCCGCCGCCACCGCCATGGTGCGGCCCAGGGCAGCGCGCTTCTGCTGGCGGTCCTCGATGGCCTTGCGCTGGGCGATGGCAAGTTCCTGGTCGCCCTTGGTCTTCATCGCCTTGGCCTGGGCGTCGGCATAATTAGCCTGTTGGATGCCGCCGATCACCTGGCCGCCGGCCGAGGCCAATCCTCCCGCCACCGTCAGGGCCGTGCCGATCGTCCCGGCGTTCGCTGCCATGAAGGCGCCGATTCCGCCGATCGCTGCTAGGATGGGTGCCATAGCTATAGACCCTTTCGCCGCCGATGAGTTCATTCGTGGGGGAAAAGCCCAGCCGCTCCAGCCACCGCCCCGCCCCGTTTTCGTGTGTCGACTCTATCGCATACAACTCACCCAATTGCGAGACGCCCACCTCCACCAACCTCTGGGCGGTCCGGTGCATGAACACCGGAAATCGCCTCAGCGTCTCGGTGATCTCGAGGCTCAGGAACGGCCGGCCGTTCACCCCGATGACGATCGCCGCGGCGCCGATCTCCTGGCCCTCGAGCTCGGCCACCACGCCGGCGAAGCGCGGCACGATGTAGCGCGAGAATTTCACCATGTCGCGGGCCCGCATGAGGCGGAGCTTAGGCGCGCTCATGGCTCTCCATTTCGAGCACCACGCCCAGCACCGTGGCCGGCAGCGGGGCGCGGAATTTCATGCAGAGGCGAGAGTCCGTCGACCAGGTGCCGGGCAGCGTGAAGCCGTCCGAGTCGTAGTCATCGAGGAGGGTGTTGAGGCCCTGGTCAACGCCCCGGTAGATTCGCGGCAGCGGATCCATACGGGTGAAGTTGTCACCGAACAGCACCGCGCGGTTGTGCGCCTTGTAGAGGAGCGGTGCCACCCGGTTGATGATCTTGCGTTGGGTGACGGCCGTCCCGGTCTGGGCAGCATAGGCCAGCTTGGTGGACTTGAACCGGCCCTCGTAAGGCAGGCCGACAATGACCGTGCCGGTGTAGGAGGCCGGGAGGGTGATCTGGCCGCTGGCGACGGTAAAGAGCTGCGGCTCGCCGTTGGCATCGAGGAGCGGGCTGGAGCCCTGCCACACCACCACGCCCTTGGCCTCGAGGTGCGAGAGGCCGGTGACCGTGGCCGAGGCGGCGAGCGTCACGATCTTGTAGGCGTCCGCCATGTAGTTGGCGGCGCCGCCCATGGCGTTCTGCTCATAGGCCAGGAGCTCGCGGTATCGCTTTGAGACGCCGTTGATGGTGCGCGCCACGACGAAATAGATATCGTCGCCGGAGGTGTTGGGCAGCACGCACACATCCTCGATCGTGCCATCCGTGTCAAAGGTCGACCAGGACAGGACATCCTCGCTCGGCTCATAGGTCAGCGCCGCGGCGGTGCCATCGTTGAGCACGAACCAGATGCGGGTATCGGGCTGGCGCTGGACTGCCATCACCTTGACGCCGGCGGCCAGGATCGAGGGGTTGTAGCGGGTGGCCTCGGTCGATGTGTAGTCCTGCGCCTCCACCGTGAAATTCAGGAGATAGGCGGCCGTGCCGGCGCGATTGATGAAAATTCCTCCTCGGTCGACTTTAACGGCCTGGACATCTGAGGAGCCAATATTCGAGGCGTCTTTGATCGAGAAGTTGGTCGGCGTCATGGGCTCGTCAAAGCTCGAGCTCCTGGCCGAGCTCTCGGCCCCCGAGGTGCCAGCGATGAGCCGCGCCAGGCCGACCAACCATTGCACCTTGTTGACCGGGCCGGCGGCGACGGAGCGCACGATCGGGCTCGAGTCGACCGGATCCTCCTCGTAGAAGGTCACGAAATCATCCGAGGCGGAGCCGGCCAGCTTGTCGGCCGAGCCGAACCACAGCCGGCCCTCGAAGATCTCGACGGCGGAGGGCCAGCCCTGATGATCCGACCAAAGGCCTTCGCGCCAGTTGTTGGAGGAGGCCGAGGAGTGGAGGCGCTGGATAACCTCGATCGAGACGGAGGTGGAACTGGTGTAGCCGGTGACCCGGACAATGCCGGTGCCGCCGCCGCCGGTATAGCTGATCGTGACGCTGGCCGTTCCGCTGGTGTAGTCGCCAGGCAGGAAGCCCACCCGGAAATAAGTGATCTGGCCGGTCGCGCCAGGCTGGCGGTTCCAACTGTTGTTTGAGCTTGTGGTTTCACTCTGCTGCCATGGGCCATCCGGACTGGCGGCGGTGAGGAATGACAGGGTGCCGGACCATGTGCCGGAGGTGGTGATCGTGATCTTGCGATCGTTCAAAGGATTAAGGGCGCCGTCCTGGATCAGCCCCGTCACCCGGACCCAATCGGTGTACTGATCGGCGGCGGCCAGTTTCGCGTTGACCGTGGTCTGGTTGTGCGAGAGCTCGAACAGGGCGCCCACCATGTCCGAGGTAAAGAACGCGGCGGAGGAGGTCATCGTGCCGTTGCCGGTGCGCACGGTCGGGTCGAAGGTGACGTTGGCCGTCTTGCCGATCCAGGGGCCATTCTCGGAAATGTGCTTGGTGACCGACCAGGAGCGGATGGCGCGGCGCTCGATGCGGCGCGGCTGGTATCCCTGGTGGGAGACGAAGATCACGTCACCGGACTGGGTGAAGCGGACGTTGAACAGATCCGCGGTGAGCCAGGGAGTCGGCAGGGTGAGCGAGCCGGCCGCCTCGATCGACACGTCATCGACGACGACCTGGGTTTCGTCTCGGGTATTGAACTCGAGGTAGACCGTGCCGACGCCCGGCGTAAAGGCCAGGGAGTGCACGCCCGGGAGCAGCTCCGTCTCGGCAAGGATGTCCTGGCCGCCCGAAGCACTCCCCAGCTTGAAGCGCGGGGCGCCACGAATCACCGTGATGCGGACGCCATGCTCCTTGGCCTGGTCGCCGCCGGCCACCGTGAACGTGCGGGTTGCCGAGGCGGTGAGGCCGCGGTTTACAACCTGCATCACCAGGGCGTTGGCGACCGTGGTGTTGATGTCGGCCGAGGCCAGGGTCCAGCCGGTCGAGGCCGAGAAGTTGCCGTTGGTGATCGAGGTCGCTACCGAGACGCGGGTGATCGGTGAGCCGCCGACGATCGGCCGGAGCTGGGCATTGGACAGCTCGAGGAGGGCGGTGTCAGAGGCCGAGAAGACGAACGGCAAGTGACGCGCGACGGCATCGCTCTGCGTCGAGCCCTGGTAGCCGAGGCCGGGGCGAAACTGGAGCGGCCCGATCACCCGGGGAAAGCAGTTGTGGAACTGCTCGGAGGTGATTCGCATGCGGGCGAGATCGGTGCGGCCGAGGGCGAGGGGCGAGACGGCGCCCCCGTTGAGCGAGAATAGATGCGGACGCTCGCGGGTCATCAGGCGTACCGATAATAGTGCGAGCTGCGACGGAAGCGGTTACCGTTCCAGCGGCCAGCGGGCGGCCTTCGGGTGGGCTCACGCATGGCCTCAAAGACCAGGGCCTCCTTGAGGCTGCGATCGGCCTGGTTGATGAGTCCGCCCAGGGCGGACTCCGAGGCGCCGGTCACCTTAGGGGCGATCGAGGCGGACAGGCGGCGCGAGAAGGCTTCGACAAAGCGCGCCGTCCAGCGCGTCATATCGAGGCCGAATCCGGTCGCTGAGTTGGAGACATAGCGGACAAAGATCGGGGTTGTGTCGGACAGGAAGACGTTGCCCTCCTCGAGCCAGTTGTCGAGCGGCGGATCCAGGTATTCCGAGGCCGAGACGAGATAGGTGCGGACCCAATCGGCCGGCTTGTTGAAGACGTAGGACGCCCCGAAGGCGCCGGCGTGCGCCGGGTCGTAGTCGATTTGGACCGTGCGCATGGCGAACTTCCAAAATCCCGCCTCGAGCATGAATGCGAGATCCTGGTCGTAGAAGGTATCGAGCTGATAGCGCGCCTCGCGCGCCTCGGTGATGACGGCGAGCTGAGGCTCGCGGATGTGTGCGAGGGCCAGGTTGTAGAGCTGGAGTTTCGTCACCATGGCCTGGCCCTCCGGGGGTTAGTTAGACATTTCTTCGAGGTAGAGATCGAGGCGCTTCTCAGCGTCGGACTTCTGCGGCAGATCCTTGGCAATGACCTTGCCGGAGGCCTTCTCGATGAGCCGCCAGCCGCGGGCGTTGGGCTCGATCTTGTAGCCGTCGCGCTTCGGGGACTGGTCGACCTCGGCGCGCTCGGCCTCGGCCCGCTGGTTGAACACGAACCACACGCACTTGGCCCAGGTGTCGGAAGCCTGGATCACCAGGAGCTCGCCATCGAATGAGCCATCCTCGGCCCGCACCCGCACGAAGGAGTTGGGGCGGAGCTTGCGCGCCCAGTGCATCCAGTATTCAGGCTGGAGCAGATCGTCTGGCGCATGACCCACCGGGATCATGGCGAAATAGCTGTTGGAAACGTATTGCGCCAGGCTGAGAGCGGTCGGCGGCAAAGCGTTTTTCCGGGGGTTGGTCGGTCGGATTTCGACGGCGGCGGCCTGCATGATTTTCTCCTTGTGAGTAGGGCGGGAGATTGCTCCCCCGCCCCTGCTCTAGCACAACCGGAGAAAAAAGTTATGCCAGGATGGCAGCCGAGACGGTTGCACCCGCCGTGGAGAGCGCGGTGCAGACATGCAGGGTCGCGCCAACCGTGGCGGTGGTCTTGACGTAGATCACCACGTCATTGACGCGCATGCCCTTGGCGACACCATCGGACACAAAATCCGTGACGCCGCCAACCGAGGTGTGAATATCGGTGCCATAGCCGAGCCAGATCGACGGCGCGCCGGCGGGGCCGGGGCTGATGACATTCCACTGTCCAGAAACGTAGGCCATTTGGGTTGCTCCTATCGAGCGTTGAAGGGGTGGAGGAGAGAGGCGAGGTTACCCCCGCCCGCTCAGTTAGGAGGCGACGAAGGCCGAGCCGTTGTGCATCATGCGCACAATGCCGTTGTTCTGGAGCATCTTGGCGCCATGGAACAGCGAGCACCGGGCCCAGCTCATCTGCTGCTTTTCATCGTAGCCGATGGCCGAGTCCACGCCCTTGGTGTCGACGGCGTAGCCGATGGCCGCGCGGTGGAACATGAGGCAGGTTTCCGAGGCGGTGCCGACGCCGGCCACCTGGTTGGAAACGATCCACTTTACGCCCATCCAGTCGTACCAACCCTGACCGGATTTCTTGTTGTCATAGGCGGTCCAGCCCGGGAACTGCACACCCGGCTTGACGTTCACCCAGTCGGCCGAGCTGAACTCCTTGACCGCCATCAGGTACATGAGGAAGGCGGGGGAGATCACGGCAAACACGTTGCCATCCCAGGGGCAACCGTTGACCTGGAGCGAGGCAATGGCGATCGACACCAGGGAGAGCGAAGCCGTCACGGCGCCGCCGGTGTCGAGCGTGGTCTGGCCGAGCTCGGTCAGGATCACGTTGTCGATATCGCGATTGATCACCGACATGGTGTTCATCTGCATGATCGCGCGCTGGTCGCCCTGGCTCTGGAAGATGTTGAAGCCAGTCATTTCGCGGAGGTCGTGCTTTTCCACCAGGGTGGCGGTGGTCTGCGTGTTCGAGTTGTCGTTGGTCGGGATCAGACCGTTGACGCCGCGGGTCACCGCGGTGCCGGCGCTCGAGGCGACCAGGAATGTGGCCTGGTTGCCCTTGAGGACGGCCTCACGGGTGGCGACATCGGCAAGGAGTGACTGACGCTGACCGAAAGCGGCAACGAACTCGTCACGATATTGAATCTGCGGGGCTGCGCCGGGCATGGGAATGCTCCTGAAATGGGGTTCCGTTGAGATCGCCGTGATCTGCGGGTGGCCATTCCGGGGGCCTCGGGGTGGCCTTGCGGGGCCGAGGCTTGCCCTTCTTGGGGCGCGACGTGGGCTAGACGTTGACCGGGGCCGCTAGGCGGGGTGGCCGGTTGCACGCGCAAACATATACCCCAGCGCGCAATCGCTCGCAATACGCGCGGGTTTTCAGTGAATGAGGCGGGGTTTTCCGGTTACATATCCCGGCTGATGCCGAGGCGGAGGAAGAAATCCGAGGTCGAGCCTGGCGTGAAGGCGCCGCGGATGACGCAGGCCCCATAGAGGCTGTTGACCTGGTACGTCAGGCCCTCGAGGACAAGGTTCAGGTTGTTGAGGGTGGCGACCACCGGCGTGCCAAGGGCCTTGCGGTTGGCGGCGGCGAAGGTCAGCACGCCGAGCACCTTGGGGAGATCCGCGGTGGCGATGCTGAAAGCGGCGTTTTCGGTGAAGGTGGTGCCGGACGGATCCGATGAGAACAGCACCAGGTCGACATCCTGGTTAAGGGCGGTCTTGCAGGACAGGACGGCGGAGGCCAGGATGGCGCCCACCTGGTAACGCTCGAAGGCGGCGTTGATCAGCGAGATCTTGCCGCCGATCAGGTTGCCGGAGGCGTAGAGCGCGGCCTGGCATGTAAGCTGGATGTCGGTCATCTTGTTGAGGCCGCCGACATTGCCAATCGCGTTCTGCATGATCTGCCCTCCTGGCTGCGCTCAAGCCATTACCACGCCCGCCGGTTGTCAGCAATCGCGGTCCTTGGTGTGTGCCGTCTCCTGCGGGTTGCGCCGGCCGTTCTCGGCGTGCCAGGTGACGGGCGCCATGACGCGATAATCGAGCGGGTGGCCAGGGCGGACGAACGAATCATCCCTCCACAGGATCCGGTTGTTGGGCATCGCGGCGATCTGCCCGGAGCCGTCCTCGAGCAAGAGGAGGTGGTAGCATTTATGCTCGGGCGGATACTGCGAAAAGCCATTGTCGCTATGGTCGAGGGTGAACCAATAGCTTGCCGGGAGGGTGCGGCCGTCCGTGGTGCGATAGGTGCATGCCATTTCCCGGAGATATTCATACTGCACCACCGAGAAATCCCAGCCGTGGCAATCCCAGCACTGGAGATCCGGGAGATCATGGCGGGGCGCGCCAGGCGCCGGCATCTGGTGCATGAGCATGTGGATCGGGATCCGCGCCCACTGGGCCCCTGATTCGCAGAGGATCGAGAAATGCAGACACCTCGAGGGGATCGAGGTCACGCCGATGATCACGCACGGCTCGCTCGGGCCGATCGCCTCGGGCTCGAGGCCGCGGAGGATCTCGCCGCGCACGCGGCCGTAAAGGTGCTGGGGAACGCTGCCGTTGAGCGTGTCGTGCATTGGGTTTCTCCTGGAATGCAAAAGGCCGGGGTTTCCCCCGGCCCTGGATCAGCGGCCCGCGCGGGCCTGCTGTTTCTCGATGAGCTGGCCATATTCCTTGTCCAGGCCCTCGGCATAATACTTGTTGATATCCGAGCGCATGACCTGGCGGATCTGCTCGAGGCGGGTGTCGACCGAGGCGCCGCCCTTCACATCGCCATCGAACATCACGTCATTGCCGTTGGCCCTGGCCATGGTGTTGAGGAACTTGTTAAACAGCGGGTTGTCGGCCAGGCGCATGCCATTCGGCATCCGGGCATTGAGCACGCTCTCCATGTCGTTGCCGAAGTGCTGCGAGAGCAAGGCGCCGTTCATGTTGATGTTGCGCCGGTAGTCGGTGCCCCACTCTGACCGGAGGGTGTCCTCGATCGCGTCCATGTTGCGGGCGTCGGCCTCGGCGGTGGCTTCCGCCTGGATGGTCGCCAGCTTGATGAGCGATTGCGACACCTTGCCGGCCTGATCCTGGCTGAGCCCGGCCTCATGCAGGCCGCCCTTGAGCACATCAAGGCCGGCCTTGGTGGCGGGGTCGAGGGTTGCCAGATCGACGCCCTGCACCTGGGGGAGCTGGTAGCCGTCTGGGTTCTCCGGAATGCCCTGCTCCTCACGCCAGGCCTTGAGCTCCTCGGGGCTATCGCCCTTCGGTGCGGCGCGCTTGTACTCGCCAGATCGGATTTTCTGCTGGGCGGCCAGCAAGGCTTTCGCCATGTCGGCCGGCGTCTGATACCGCTCGAGCAGCTTGCCGGCCTCGGGGGTGCCGGTGGCCGTGGCGATCTGCTCGCGCCAGTTCTCGGGCCAGGCCGCAGATCCCTGGGCGCCAGGCTCGGGCTCGCCAATCGCCTCATAGATCGAGGTGCCTTTCGCGGCCGGCTTGGGAGCGGGCGCTTGGCCGGCCGGGGCATGGCCAGCGGGTGCGGCGGGCTGGCCGCTATTCGGCGCTGGGGCGGGCTGGCTTGTTCCGGCGGGTGCTGGGCTTGGGGTTCCGCCGATCGGGTCGGGGAGCTTCGGGGCTAGTGCCATCGGTTTTCTCCTGGGGTGGCAATGGACGGTCGATCGCGTTGAGGATGCGCGTTCCGACGAACCGCTTGCCCTCTGCAAAATCCGACGCGCGGGATCCGTCCGGCCCGGGTCGGAAGCTCATGTCATAGGTGCACGCGAACTTGGTGAGGATGGTCACCAGGGCGATTTTCTGCTGGGCGGCCGAGGCCACGCCGGCAGCCAGGGCTTTGAAGGCGACAACCTCGGCGGTGCCGAGCTCGGGGGCTTCCCAGGGATTGACCGGCGGCTTGTACGTCACGCGGCCGCCGGCATCTGTTGCGTTGCACCCGGCGGCATCTGCTGCGCCGCGCCCTGCACCGTCGCCGGGCCCATCCTGGCCTGGATCTCAGCCAGGTGTTTCATTTCCATGAGGGCCTGGGTGGTGGTCTGATCCTGCTGCGCGGCCTGCTGATCCTTCTGCGCGGTGTCCGGATCCTTGAGCCAGTTGGGCGGCGCAATACCGGAGATCGCATCGCGGAAGGCCTGGTTGCCGTCAAAGTTGGTGATCACTGACGGATCCAGGTTTTGCTTCGCCTGGGTGAGGATGCTCATCGAGGTGTTGAAGGCAAAGGCCTTGTTCTGGCGCTTGGCGTCCTGGAGCGGGTTGTCATAGGTGTATTCGATATCGCGGCCCTGGAGTTCCTTGGGCATTTCGGTGATCGGGCCCCACATGCCCATGCGGATGGCCATCTCCACGGCGATATCGAGGATCGAGGAATTGCGCTCCGTCTCGGCCGGCGCGATCACCGGCTGGGCCACGCGCAAGAACTCCTCATGTCGACGCTGCACCTCCTCGGCCGTCATCTGCGGGTTGTTCTGTGGCAGGAACAGCTTGGACAGATAGAACGCATCCTTGAGGTTGCCGGTAATGCCCTGGCGGAGCACCTCACCAAACTGCGGGTTGCTGCCGAGCTCGAGGGCGCGGATGGCCTCGCCGGTGCGCTCGTCATACCGCTGATCCACCCAGGTGATCATGCCGGAGCGGATGTCGACACCCGAGACGATCGCCTCGGACTGGGCCACCAGGGGCGGCTCGACGGCTTTCTCGCCGGCCTCGATAATGCTCCAGGTCATGGTTTGGAGGCTGCGCCCATCGGGCAGTGCAATGACCGTGCAGGGAGACAGGGCGTAGGGCGATGAGTCTATCCTGAACCACCGCGACACAGAATAGTTGAAGATGAACTCGGGCTTGGCCGAGATTTCCCACTGTTGCGACGGCATCAAATAGCACGAATACCAGCCTGCCGCGGTCTTCTCCTTGGGCTTATACTCAACCGCCGGAACGAGCACATGGTAGATATCCACCACGTCATTTGGAGACTTCTCGAGTTTCTCCCTCACCTTGGGCGGCACGTCCCAGCCCTTGCGCTCCTGGGAGCAGAGGTTGCGAACCGTCACCTTCACCTTGCGATAGAAGGTGTCGACCTCGCCATCATAGTTCTCACGCCAGGCGCAATCGCGAAGGTGCCAGGTGCGAAAGCGCAAGCCGAGGCCGTCCGATCGCCCCTCGACGGAGGTTGCCGCGTTGCCGAACGTGACCCAATCATGGTCACCGGCGCGCGCCGCGTTGCTGAAATTCGACCGGCGGTCCTTGAGGAGCTGGGCGGTCATTTCGGTGCGGGTGTCGAGGTACTGTTGCACGCTCAGGATCTTGCCGATGCGCGGATCCCTGGGCACAATTTTGAACCAATCCCGTTCCCAGGGGCGGAGGGCGGCGTCCAGGTAGTTGCCGAAGTCGCGACGGAACAAGCTGGGCTCTGAGGCGTAGAGCTTCGAGGCGAAATCATCGCCCAGGGTGTTCTCGGTCGTGAACTCGGCGCGCTCCGGATAGAAATGCTCCGCGATGTCCTGGAAAAAGTTCATCAGGTTGCCGCGGTTGGAAAAGGCTGAAAGCACCTGTTGGCAAACCAACTGGCCGTGCGCGTCGAGTGCAGGCATGGGAGCCCCCCCTTGGTGTTACTGCGTGCCGCCGAGATTCTGCTGATTATAGGCGCCGGATCCGTTGGTGTAGATGGTGCCGGCGCGGCCCTTGGCCTGGCGCTCCTCCAACTTTTTCCGGGCGGCGAGCAAGGCCGCGGGATCCTGGGGGTCGGGCATCTGGGTCACCCCGCCCGCCGCCGGTGTAATCGCCGGCATCTTGGGGGCAAACAATCCGCCGATCGTCTTCATAATGCCAGCCATATCTACCTCCGGGGCTTGCGGCTCGAGGTGATCGCTCGCGCCATGCTGGCGGGTATAGCATTGCCGTGCGCAGTTGTCTTGCCCCGAGCGTAAGCCGCCATGATCACCGCGTCGGCCTTGTCGGGGGAGCGCCCGAGGAGCTGGCGAATGTCCTCTTTCGCCTTCACGAACACCTTGGAGCCGGGGCGCATTTCCCAGCGGACCGCCGCGAGCTCGGCCTTGAGCTCGGGGTCCGGATGAAGCGCCAGGTTCTTGCCGTGCTCGGGATCCAGGGCCTCACGGAAGCCCCAGCTCGCGGCGGCCCGGAGGTTCCAGAATTTCAGGGTGCCGGTGCGGTCCTTGATGCTCTCGGCCGAAGCGGCGCCGGAGTAGAGCGTCGGCTGGATCGGGAGCTGTGTCTCGGTGTCGTTCGATGTCAGGTGATCCCGGGTCGATCCGCCATAGCCGCCGCCCATGTCGATGATGATCTCCGCGCCATTGCGCCGGTGCATGACCAGGAGGCCGGCAACGATCGAGCCGGTCGGCGTGTCGCGGCCTGGCCAGGACAGGAGTTGATCGAACCACGTGCCATGCCGGCGGGCAAAGGTGGTGCGGTCGCCGCCGCCCTGGGCGATGTCCGCGGCGATCACGTCCATGGGGCGCTCGCGGCCGCGCTCGCTCCAGCGCGCCATGGCCTGCTCGATCCAGTCGGTCGGGAATAGCTGGAACTCGGCATCGACATGCGACACCGTGAAGTCACCCTTCATCGAGCGGCGGAGCTCCTCGGGCAGGCCGGACAGCGTGGCGGCATATCCCGTTTCGGCCAGGTCCGGGTTGTCCTCGAGGCTGGCCGGAATGAAGGTGCGCGACTTGGGATAGACCGGCCGGCCCTGCTCATCGAGGAGCCGCTCGCCCTCGATCGTCACCGGGCCCGGGCCCTCAACCTCATAGTCCTTGCCCTGGAACGTGGTGAAATATCGCAGTTCACCAGGCAAGGCGGGGTTGGGGTGATTCGGGTCCAGCCAGGGCGCCCACCGCTCGATCACCCACATGCCCTCAGCGGTGGTTGGCGGGTTGCCGGCGGCGATCACCCGGACGCGCTGGCCGGGCATCGTCGATCGCGCCCAGGCAATAATAAATTCATACTGTTCCCGTAGGAAATTGGTCACCTCATCGAAGCCGATAAAGTCTTTCGGCACGCCGCGGTATTTCTCGCGGTCCTTGAGAAACTGGACACCGCCAAACATCACGATCTGTTCAGCGAATTTCCACCTGGCCGGCGCGTTGCGCTTGAGGCCGCGGTCATGGCCGACAATCTCGATGGCCCGGTCAATGAGGCCGTCCACCTCACCGTTGAGCCGGCGGAGGATCAGGCTCCGGCGATGGTGGGCCAGGGCGGTGCCGAGGAGGAGATCGGTTTTGCCGCCCCCTGCCTCGCCACCGTAGAACAGTTCGTCGGCCTCACTCTCGAATGCGAGGGTCTGAGGGCCCGCGTTCGGGAGCCAGGCCTGGCCCTGGAAGATCGGCCGCACGGTCCGCGAGATCTCGGCCAGTTGCTCCGGCGGGAGCTGCGCCATCAGCTTCTCGAGCTCGCTTTGCAAGTTGGTCATGGGGCTCCCTGGGGCGCGGCCGGCGGTAGATCGAGATCAGTTTCACACGGTTTCCCAGTCGTCAGCCAGGAGATCGCTCTGCGAGGCGAGCCAGGGGACGATCGAGCCGTCAGCCGTGTGCATGTCGATGTGGCCCTGGTAGCGCACCGCCTTGCCGTCGCCCAGGATCGAGAGCAACGGCTCGCGGTTGACGATGAAGGTTGAGCCCTTCACCAGGAAGACGAACATGCCTTTGCCGTTCCAGCCGGCGCGGGCGAGAAGTTCACCGCCCTTGATGGCGGTCAGTGCATCCGAGAAATTCATTGTTGGGGTTCCTTGCTTGCCATGTGGAGAAGACGGGCCACCTGGCGCGCCACCGTGCGCACCTCGAGCGGCTTGCTATCTTCGGGGTTGCCTTCAATCGCCGGGGCGATGTCCTCGCCCCAGGCCATCTTGTTGCGGGCCCAGATCTCGGCGGCGCGCGGGTTGGGCGGGTAGTAGCGGCGCACCGGGATGCGCTGCACCTCGCCATTCACCACCTTGATCTCCTCCTCGTCGCGGTCGTAGCCGATCGCCATCTGGTAGATCGCGAGCTCGACGCGGGAGTTGGCCGCTTCGTGGCCGATCGCCAGGGCGGCGGTAACGGCGGGATCCTCGGCCCGCCAGCGCCAGAAGGTCATCCTCGAGACGCCCAGGATGTCCGCGATCTCGTTGGCCAGGAAGCCGTGGCGGGCGAGCTTCTTGATCGTCTCGATCGCCGCGGGGGTGCAGCCGGACTGGCGGCCCCCGCGGCGCTTGGGCTTGGCCTTCGCCTTGGCCTTCGGCTTGGCCTTGCGCGGCATGCTCAGCCCTGGGGCGCGGCCTGCGGTGCGATCGGGTCGGCGGGATCCGGCGCCTGGCCGGCCGGGGAGGTCGGGGCGTCGGGAGCGAGATCAGGCTCGGCCTGGACAGTAGGCGCGGAAGTCGTGGCGGGTTCGGTCTGGGTGCCGAGCTCGGCCGGCATCGGGGTGGCGTGCTGGACCGGGTGGGTCTTGAGTGATTCGCAGATAGCGAAGGCCTGGGAAATGCGCGAAGCCGTCTCGCCTGGCGAGAGCCGCTCGCAATTCTCGATGGCCTGGATCAGGTGTTCGGTGTCACGCTCGGACGCTTCGACGGGATAGGCCAGCGAGTTATGGCCATCCATAAACAGGATCATAATCATGGGGGGGTTCTCCGGTTGAGTGCAGCCGGACCATATCCTAACCCCAGGTTAAAAAAAAGCGCCCGGTTGTAGCCGGGCGTTTCTAGGTGGCCTGATGGAGACTCCAGGGAGGAAGTCCAGGGCGATATTGCCTCAAGGGCAGAAATCCGCAAGTGCTATTTTGCACACACCTCGATGAGGGCAATCACCAGGGTGGCGAAGAACCACCCCATGGCGCCGAAGGCCAGGGCGATTTGGGCCAGCGTCATGTATCCGGCCTCGAGCTGCGCCGGGCCCACAGCATCAGGAGGGCCACGCCGGCGATCGGGGCGAACAGGGCGAGGAAGGTCAAGGCATGTCTCCGTCATTGACGCCCCACTCATCGCAGATTGTGACTGGCTGTTCCACGATCGAGAGGTTGCTCCCGAGCGGGACCGCGATGCCAGGCACCGGCATGATCACGGTCTGGGTTTCCTGGTGGGCGCGCTGACAGTCGGTCGGCATGTCCGGCAGCGGGCCCATGTCATCCGCGAAATAGCGCACGCCGGCGATCGCCACGATCAGGGCGGCCACGATGAATGCCGAGGCCAGCACGGCGCCGCTCATGTGCAGGGCGGATTTCATGGCTACCAACCCAGGGCCAGGCGGACGGCAAAGACGACGATCGACCCCAGGACGCCGGCGACCAGGCCGGCAGCGAAGCCAGCATCCCAATAGCCGCGGAAACACTTCTGCATCATGCTCCACTCATCGCCGGTCATGGCTTCTCTCCCAGCACGGCGCGGTGTTTTGCTAACAGGTCATTGTATTTCTTGGCCCAACGGTTACGTGATTTTAAAAGACGCTCAACTTCCCTTTCCAGAACCTTGCATGTCTCGCTGTCGGACATAACGGCAAGGCGCAAATCCGCTCTCAGCCGCTCGATTTCGGCGTCTTTCCCCGCCGCCTCAGCGCAATATTGCGTGGTGGTCTGATCCCGCGCGCAACCGCCATTGCGGAGGCGGTTGATCTCGGCAAGCATTTCCTCTGCCGTTTCGCGGTTTATCGTCACCTGTGTTGCGTCAGGCTTCCGGTCAATGGCCGCCCGAAGCCTTACCCATGCGAATTTATCACTCATCACGCGCTCTCCTGCGGCGGGGGTGGGAGGGGCATCCACATGGTAGCGTTGCATCGTGCGCCGTTCTGCCAGAACGTCAGCCAC